TATAAGGGGCAAAACTCGGCAAACCGAAGGTGATTTCTCTGATTTCTTTTGGGTAGTCCTAAGATTGGTTCAGCACCTAAGTTGTTGATCCACAAGGGGTTAGGGGGCTCGGGGCGGCCCCCGAAATCTGTCAAGAAGAAAACCCCTCGACTGCTCGTTTTCTTTTTCAATTGATAATGCGTAGAAAAAGAGCGGGAGCAGTGAAGGGGAAAGGAAAGACGGAGAGAAAGGGACAGGGTTTAATGTATTACCTGCAAGCTACCATATGACTGGTTCGATCACAACTCGCGCCATACCTCACGGGATTCCGCTCTGGGTTCAGGCTACGATGCACTAGAGAGCCATAAAACTCTTATTATGCGACCCGCATCAAGATGCCTCTCGATGCCTCTCCGAATTTCCAACCCCCGCAGGGAAGAGGTAGCGTTATCGCAATTCTCTCCATTCCCTTTGGGACGCTCTGGGCCTGATGGCTGTTTATACTCGCCCAGACGAGTCTTACCCTTTAGGCTGTAAGATACCTGTGGTTACCCTTGGCAACGAATTGCCTAGAGTTTTTGTATTTCCGATTCCAAGCGGACTTGGCCCCTGAAAGAGTGCCTGTGTAGCTGTTGCTACGTGAGCGGAGATCAAAGATCGTGTACACCGAATTCGTAGCACTACCGACCTTGACCATGACTGCGTTCTGATTCGAGCGCACGATGTTGGTGATGTTGTTGAGCATCTTTTCCTTTGTTGTTGTGAGGGACCATTATACCATGGCCCCTCGGAGAATTCAAGCCCCTTCGGAGATTTCTTTAGGGGTGACGATTGAAGAGATCACCGTTTGGATCTCAGAGGTGAGAGCAGTCTTTTGCGCCTCGGCCAAGCCAAGAAGCTCCTGCGCGTCCTCACGGGCTGATTCGATCTTCTCGATCCAGACCTGATGCTTCTCAATCCGAGCATCGAACGATTGGGGACCAGACCCAAGGCCCTTCTTGGCCTCACGAATGTCCTTGTTGACGGTGTCCAGTTGCTCGTAGAGATCAGCAACTGCGGGGTTTGATTTGGCTTCAGCCTTTGCTGCCTTCATTTGAAGGCGAGCCAGCTTGGCCTCTGTCTCCGCGATGATCTCTTGCGGAGTTCTTTGAGTTCGTTTTTCCATGGGTGTATTATACCAAATGGTGGGCTGGCTGTCCAGCAGAAAAGGGGAAAAATGAGGTACGACCCTCATCAACAGGACACATTATACCACGGGCTGGGAGCACTTGCAAGCACTAAATAAAAGAAATGTGGGTACGGTATCGTAAGTTGTTGATCCACAAGGGGTTAGGACGGGCGGGGCGGCCGCCAATCGGGCAATAGAGCCATGATTGGGGGGTTATTGGCTAATTCAAGCCTCCATCGTGTTCCATTCATCGTGGAGGTGAGAGTTCCAGCAGATATCACGCTCAATGCCCATACCTAAGCCAACATCTACGGACTCAAGCTCAGAGAGGGTAACATATCCCCACTCAGCACCATAGCCAAGGTCGCACTTACCAAAGAGCAGCCATGTGTCCATGTCCTCTTGGTATGATCCCTCTGTGATCTCCCAAGTCTGAGAGCCCAGGGGGTTGAAGAATTTCACCACGATCTGCTTATCCTCGCAAGGAATGTCTTCAGTGGAGTAGAGAGAAGGCAAAGCCTTTTTGATTTTGTCAGTGAGTAGTTGCATTAGAGAGTCCAGAGAAGGGTGACTGCCACGAAGGCGCAAAGGATAAGAAGAAAGGCTGCGTTGTGTGCAGCGTCGTATTGAGTGCGATTCATGCTCGCTCCTTGTCGTTCCAGAAATCAGCCCAAGCCTCACGCTCTTCATAGGCGAGAGCTTGGTCCAAGAGAGTTTGATACCAGTCATCGACAACCTCCTCGGTCATCTCTGTCTCGTCAGCCATAGCGTCGAGGACCGCGCACTCCTCGAATTCTGAGATGGCATCTCCAAGGATGAAGCCCATCTCTGCGGTGTAGTCGTTCTTGGTCATGCGTCTATTATACCTTGTTTGGGGTGAGGGTGCAAGAAGAATCTCCAAGAAATTTTCTCTTGGCTCTGTTGGTGTACTTCAGGGAAGAAGCGTCCCACTCTTGCATGATGTTAGTGATTGCGATTCCGTAGTTGACCCAATCGACTGAGTGGATCACGATGTTGTCCTGTGAGACCCAGACAGAGCAGATGCCTTTAGGGTCAGAGGGGAGAGCGTCGATGGTGAGCGTTCTGTTCATGTGTGTATTGTACCTTGTTTGGGGTTAGAGTGCAAGCCTTTTCTGTGATTTATTCACACAATCAGGCAGGCAGCAAATAGGAGCGCGAAGAAGAGCATGTCTAATAGTACTTGTCTCATATAGGTATAAGGGGCAAAACTCGGCCAACCGAAGGTGATTTCCATGATTTATATTGGGTCATCCTAGGGCGCGAGTGTAAGTGCTTATGGGACAAAGGCTTGCGGAAAATTTCGCGTAAAAGGGACTCCTAGGGCTACCCCCAATCCCCCCACACATGGAACCTTATTATCATTAAAGGGGTCCCAAAAAAAATTACTATAATAAAATATGGCACCAAAACTCCCACAACATCCTTTAGAAGTAAATCTCGGTTTCAAAAAATTCCAAATTATTCAGAAATCATTAACCAAGGATAGTTTGTATGGTTGTGTAGAATTTCCTAAGAACACGCTCACAATAGATCCAAACCAATCTTTAGAAGATTATAAATGGACCCTTCTCCACGAAATTTGTCACATTGGTTTTGACCTGTTTGGATTAGGTGATGATGACGAGATGCCCCAGGTAAGTAATGAATATTTAACCACAGTAACATCCAACATGGTTCAAATGTTAGCAGGACTTAATCCTGAGTTATTTAAATTTATTTTTGAATAGAGTTCCTACATAAAGTAGGAGCTTATTATGGCATTTGGAGATATACCAACAACGGAAGCAGAATCCACGAATCAGTGTTGTGTAATAGTAACAGAAGTTGAAGGAGACTTGAAGATCTATCCTCTTCATAACATATACGATATAGGAGGGGAAAAACGATATAAAATCGCGGGGTTTTCAGTTATTACTGGGAGTAAGATGTGCATTCCTGAGTCGGGAGAAACAATACGACCTCAATTTACACCCTGGCCTAACGCATTTAAAGGGATAACACTTGATTGTATGGGTGGTGAGTATCCTGAGTCTGAAAAAGGAAAAGTAAAACCTTTAGTTCACTTTGGTGGCGGACCGCAGGTCGCCGTCGCTCAGTGTGATATGTCATGGTATCATGTTAACTGGGAACAGTGTGCTCAACCATGCGAAGCAGATGTGAGTGAAATTGAGGATTGTCCTAATTACCAACCTCCTGAGACTGCCCCTGGTTGGGAGTACACTGGTGACCCTAGACCAAATTGTTGTTGTTTCAAAAGAGAAGTTAAAGACGTAGATTTTGAGATTACATTTAGGAGAGATTTGGCTGATCTTACAGGTGTTATTGGACAGGGCGGAGGAACATTCGGCGTAATTGGTCATGTCGGGAGAATCATTACTGACAGTTGTGGAACTGATTTTATGCAAGAAGTGGTTAAAAATCCTGCTATGAAAGGTATGATGGGAAAGTTAGTTAATTGTTTGTGTAAGTGGGAGGGCAAAGATAGGGATATGGAGATGCCTGATATGCAGGGTAGTGAGGATCCTGGTCTAGGAGATGTTCTTGAAGATGTGGTTCCTGGATTAGGTATTGCCGAACGGTATCGGAATCCTTTGGGTGATTATACGCCCCCTGGGCTGCGAAGTAGAGGTTATAACGAGGGGTCTGATGGACAAAATGTACAACCTTGTTGGTGTAGCATGCGTGCGGGGCTCGGATTTTGAGCGCTGGGATGAAAAGCTCCTATGGCTAAAAAAAAATTTGGGAGCCCCTACGGGGCACTATATAAATATGAGGCGTGTGGAATAAAAGGATTACACCATGGGTGATAAACCAATGATTAATGATAAAGGTTATATAGACGTTAATTCAGCTTTAAAGCTTAAGGAAGCTGAGGGGCGCGTCGAGGTAGAGAAAATGAATGCTGAATCTGATGCAAAATTCAGAGAACTTCTTATTAAAGAGAGTGCAAAAGAAACTGCATCAAAACACTTAGCAAAGTTCGCAGGTTTTTACCTAACTTTCCTTGTTTGCATGTTCATTTTTTCAATACAATTTGTGCCTGAAACGAGTATTGCAGTTGTCGCAGGGTTAATTACGCTTGTTGTAACGAATTTATCGACCATTCTTAAAGGAATCGTAGAGAATGGAGACGCTAAGGAAGAAGCGCTTCATGACGAAGCTAAAAAGAGAGGATTATTGAAATGAATTGGTTTTGGGGTTTTTGGTTTAAAGATAAATATAGAACACCGTTTAGTGTTTATAAAATGAGTTTTGCTGAATTACTTATTTTAGGTAGTATGATTTTTGGAATAGGATGCGGAGCTACTTTAGGAATAAAAAGTCTTATACCACAAGTAGAAAAATCTGTTACGGCTGAAAGCGCAATCAAAGGTTAATTCGTATGGCTCAATTTCCTCAATTTCCTCAAGGGCCAGGGGGGCAAGGCTTAGGTGGCGCGTTTAGGTATCACTGCGTGGACTGGGGCTTCAACGCGCAGTCAAACGTTCTGGAGAGACGTTGTGTTGGGAAGTACGGGTCTCGATTTGACGGTCATGCGACTTTGAGTGAATGCCAGACGTTTTGTGAAAACCAAATCAGATTGCCAAGGAGGGGAGATAAGTGGCGTTGTGTAAATACGCAGGGTGTATGGGGATGCATAGCACAACCAGCAGAACTCTTTGGACCTAACGAAAGTCAATATGACACTAAAGATGCATGCGAGAGCTTTTGTCTTCCACCAACATCTCCTATCACAGGTGGCGCAGCTAGGGAATATTGGGTCTGTAAGGAGTCCCCTGTGACAGGAGGATTCATCGGCAAGTTCCGAACATGTAAAAAAGTGTTCGTGAACTATGGCGCTATACCTCCTAGTGGAGTATACAGTACTTTAGCTGAATGTCAAGAAAACTGTCAATCTGACTATGAGAGGAGGGACTCTCCCAGGCCTACAATCCCTCCAAGGACAGGATGAGTCATAGTGCTGAGTGGCCTGGGAATCACGGTTGGTGGTGCGATGAGAGCACCTGGGCCTGTGTGCCTGCGGACGGAGTGGGTGGCGTTCATAACACTAAAGAAGGTTGTGAGAGGGTTTGTATTGAGCCTCCGCCGCCTCCACCGCGCACCCCTGGGTATATTTGCAGGCAGTCGGGAGTTGATCTAACTTACTATGAATGTGTAAAAGTGGCGGATGGTGCGACGTATAAGGATCTTAGGGCCTGCAACGCGAGGTGCGGGAGTCCGCAACCAACGGGGACCACCCCTCGGCCTGTCCCCGAAGATATGGGGTCTAATGATTTTCCTGCGTTTGCTCCCCCAACCACTCCCCAAGGCCATGGTTCTATACAGAAATGGGCCTGCAATGTACGGGACTTAGTATGTACAAAAGACCCTAATGGGATTTATAATACTTTAGCTGATTGTGTTCGTGTATGTCAGGAGCCTTCTACTAGAATAATTGAACGTAGACCAATAATTCCCACTAGATCAGCGAAGCCTGTACAAGAAGATAGAATTCCAACCCCTCTTCCAACTACCCCTAGAGGAGGAGTTGGGGATAGGATTACCGTACCTACGCGACCGCTAAGAAAGCCACCTCCAACGAGGCCCCCTGGGACGCCAAGGCCAACTAGACCTCTTAAACCTTAAGATTTGAAAAAACAGAACGGATTTCGAAACAAAGACCCTAGATACTGTGAGAAGCTTTCTATAAAACGTAAACTTATTAAGAGGTTGTTTATAGAAGAATCAAAAAGAATACATGGTAAAAACTTTAGGAGATAAACATGGATATTAGTGCTAGAATAAAAAAATTAGAGAACAGGCTTACCAATGCGAGAGGTGGTCATAAAAGAGTTATAGAAGCTAAACTTGGAAAATTGAAGCGAAGTGTTCCTGTTGTGGAAGAAGTAAAGGCTGCTCCAAAGAAGAAGAAAAAGACTACGAAGAAAGCGGCTAAAAAAGATTAAATATCTTTAATTATCCATCCGCTAAGTGTTTCAACTGATTTTAGGCGTTGAGCAAACTCTACTCGATGGTTGCCATCTATTACTTCATATTCTCCGTCTGAATTTTCGTAGACTAGAATATCAGAAGTTTTTCTAGCGTCCCAGGAAGTGTCTTCTATAGGTCTAATTGGTTCTAAAAACCGAATAATATTCTTAAGCGGGAGATTTGATTTATGTATTATTTCAAGTTTTGGCTTCTCTAGCAACGCTGCGTACTTGTAATCCTCCATGCAGTCTGGGTGTTCCCTCCAATCGCCTGTAAAAAATAGCACACTTGATTTATAAATCGCCTGATTTCGTTCTGAAATATTTTTTTCGTAACAGTGCTCCATTTCTAGGTTCATTAATTGAAAATATTTTTCTGTATCTCGTTTTACTTTGTGAGTTAGCAGGTTTTTAACACATCCAGACAAAAAATCCTTAGCTTTTTGAAGAAGTTCTTTATCTCTAGGAGGAGCACTCCCATATAATTTAACGATAGAGCGGATTTTTTCATTAAATTCCGCATTTGTAGGATGAGGCCAAAGGAATTTACTCATTTTTCAACACTTAAAGGAAGTTTTGTATGTCTTATGAAGGAATCTCGATTTTTATGCCACGAATCTCGGCCAACAAGTTCTCCTCTGGAGTTATGTAATATATTTATATCAATTATTTTATTTTTATAGCCTTGTAAGAAGGCAGAAGAGGTATAGTGGAGATCATAGAAGTCCCATTCCCCTGAAAAGTAGGGGGGCTTTGTAAGACTTACAGATTCTATAACTTTTCCTGTTGTTGCTAAAAATAATCCATCTAAAACAACAACTTCGCTAGGTTTTCCATAATAAGTTTCGTATTCTTTTCCCTGTGGGTCTAAGTGGTAGACTCGTCCGTGGTGCTTCTTCATCGCCCAGTGCTGCTGGTTCCACCAAACAGCGTCTCTACCTAAAAGTGACGTTCCTGCGGGGCCTACAAAACCAATTTTATCTTCGGATAATAACTTAATCAATTTTGATTTAAAGATTTCTGGTTTTTCTCTAATTTCTATATCGTCATGACACATGATGATGATATCGTCTTCTTTAGGAGCAGTAGTTAAGTATGCATGTTGGTAAGCGATAAAGATGGAGGAAGCTTTAGGAAGAAGGAATGACTGAATTTCACATTTGGCAAAATAAGAGAGTAATTTATCTGTAGTCTCCGTCATATCCTCTATTGATCGAGTACATATATATGCATAGATGTTCATACTATAATTATAATAGTAAGACAGTAAATTTTATGGAAAAACAAGAATTAATCGAAGAATTTAAGAGATGTAAAGAGGACCCAATCTACTTCATATCTAATTATATCAAGGTGGTCCATCCTATTCGGGGATTAGTACCTTTTAAGCTGTACCCCTTCCAGCACTCAATTCTAAATGCACTAGAGACTAATAGATTCAATATTCTTCGAAAATTTAGGCAGGCTGGGTGTACCACAATTGCAGCTAGTTACGCATTGTGGATGATTATTTTCCAGAAACACAAGCAAGTTGTTATTCTCTCTAAAGGAGATACAGAAGCTACTGAGGTGTTAGATAGAATTAAACTTATGTATGATGAGCTACCGAAAGTTTTTAAACCTGGAATAGCTGAAGATAACAAGCACACGTTAAAACTGAATACTGGGTCAATAATTAAATCCAGACCTTCTGGAAAGCAGTCAGGTCGATCTCTTGCGGGATCGTTGCTGATTATTGACGAAGCTGCATTTATTGAAAATATTGACACTATCTGGGCTGCAGTTTATCCAATTATCTCCACGGGTGGTCGCGCATTTGTACTTTCTACAGTTAACGGTATTGGTAATTGGTATCATGATGTATACACCAAAGCTTTAGAAAATAAAAATTCTTTTAATGCGATTGACATAGAATGGATCGATCACCCAGAGTATAAGAAACAAGAAGGCTTCTCTGAACTTTATAAAGAGATGGAAGAAAAGGGGTTGAACGTGGACGCTTGGGAAAAGACTACGCGAGCAAACATGCCTGTTAAACAATGGCTCCAGGAGTATGAGTGCTCGTTTTTAGGTACAGGGGATACTTATATCGATGGAGAAATTTTAAAAGATGTAGTAGAAAATGTAAGTGAAGATTATTACTCCAAATATAATAATCGAATGAGGGTTTGGCAAGACCCAAAACCTTACTATACTTATGTTTTAGCTTGCGATGTCGCGTTAGGTCGAGACAGAGATTATTCAGCGTTTCATATTATTAACGCCTATAATGGTCAACAGGTAGCTGAGTTTTATTCAAATAAAACTCCTATTAATACGTTTGCGGAAATTATAGGCACTGAAGCGATGCTATATAATATAGCGCACGTAATTTGTGAGCGAAATACTATTGGAAATAACCTGATTGATTGGTTATACACGAACTTAGAATACGAAAACATATGGGCTGATGATCGGGGGTTATTTGGATTTCAGGTTACAGCACAAAACCGAGAACAACTACTAGCAACTTTAGAAGAGTCTATACGAACTAATCAAATTAAAATTAACTCAGGAAGAACAGCAGATGAGCTTTTAACCTTTATTATTAATGAGGGAGGAAAGCCCACGGCAGAAAGAGGAAAGCATGATGATTTGGTTATGAGTTTAGCCTTAGCTATATATTTATATAGAAATTTATTAGAAACTACACCTCTTGAGCATATCTCAAAAATTCCACACAAAGATGGATTACCTATGCCTTCCAAGCAAACGAAATATGCATATAGAGGTTCAAATGGACAAATAGAAGTAGAAGATTTACGATGGCTGATGAAATAAAAAAAGAAGAATTATTAGAAGAAGGTTATACTGAGTTTGGTGGAACCGCAGCGCGAGGAGGCTCATTTTTCACTCCTACAGGTCCTTTAGGGAAGTTCTTTGCTAAATTCTTTGCATCAACAGCGCAGGCAAAAGCCCTTAAATTAATGGACCAAGGTGGTGCCTCTCTTGGTGGGGACACTATTACCAGTACAGATGTAATAAAAGATAATGATCCTTCTCATCCTGCTGTAGGAGGAGTAGCTAGAAATCCTGTTCTTCCTCAAATGGAGATGAACCGTAAGAGACGGTACAAAGAGTATGAGGAGATGGATGAGTATCCCGAAATTGGAGCAGCTTTTGATATTTATGCTGATGACGCTACTCAAAGAGGTCCAAGAAATGAAAGATGGACTATTAATTCTGAAAATTCGATGGTAGTAGATGAGATAAATGCTTTATTTGATAAAATTAGATTAGACACTTTTTTATGGGATATCGTAAGAAATACTGTGAAATATGGGGATTGTTTTACAGAGCTTATTTTAGATGTAAATGAACCACAACAGGGTATTAGGAAAATTAAAATTCTTAATCCTAGCTTTGTTTTGAGAGTAGAAAATGAGTTTGGTTACTTAAAAAACTTTCTTCAAGAAGTTCCCAATAATGAAACATTTAATTATAAATCTACTTATAATACAGAAGAGCCTATTAAGTATATTCGCTTAGACAAAAATCAAATTGCTCATTTCCGTCTTCATACTTCAGATCCTGTATTCTATCCATACGGCAAATCGATTGCCGCTTTATGTCATAGAGTTTTTAGATCGTTAAAAATGATGGAAGATGCTATGATGATTTACCGTCTTTCTAGAGCCCCCGAAAGACGGATTTTTTATGTAGATACAGGTAATCTTCCTACAAGCAAAGCTGAGATGTTTATTGAGCGCATTAAGCAGAAATTTAAGAAAGAAAAATTTTATAACTCAGGACAAGGTACTATAGATGCAAGATATAACCCCTTATCTATGGACGAGGATTTCTTTGTTCCTACTAGGAACGGAGCAGGGACAAAGATTGACACGCTCCCTGGTGCTCAAAACTTAGGTGAGATTGAAGATGTGCGGTATTATCGTGATAAGCTTCTTGCGGCGTTAAAGGTTCCTAAAGATTATATTGTAGAGAAGGACTCTTCTCCTGAGCGCAAGGCTAACCTCTCTCAACTTGATGTTAAGTTTGCAAGAACAATTCAAAGAGTTCAAGTAAATATACAAGTTGGATTAGAAAATATAGCTAAACGCCATCTTCAATTAAAGGGATTTCCTGCTTTATTGATTAGAGAACTAAGGATTAGACTACCCGAGCCTTCTGATATGTCTGCAAAGAGAAAGCTCGATTTAGACGAACAAAAAACTAGAGTTATAGCAGCAGTACAGCAACTAGGACTTTTCTCTAAAGATGAGATCTACAGAGAGTACTATGATATGACAGACGAAGAAATTGAACGAATGAAAGACGAAATGGAACAACAAACGAAAGAAGAACAAGATCAACAATCGGCTGATGTCGGAGCGGCACAGATGGCTGGGCCAGGGTACGGAGAGGCAGGAGGACAAGAGCCTGCGGAAAATCAACCCCCAACAACTACTACGGCAGAAGAACGAACACAAGGAATAGAGTCGCTTATTGGTAAAAAAACTCTAAATGAAAAAAAAGAAGCGATCCTATATAGAATCCTTGAAAAACAGAGAAGTAATTTAGAAAAAATAAATAAATAGCTTATCTATATAAAACAGTAGCCCATTTTTTGGGGAGATTATTATGTTTTCGAATATTTTTGAAGAAAGAGATAAAAAGATTTCAATTTTGGTTAAGTTAGGGGACTGCTTAGGTAGATCCCTCAGAGAGAATGTAACTTTGTTTTCCTTAGATGGAGCAAACGAAGAAGTAAGCTATCTTACTGAAAGTGATAAAGTTATAACAGGGAGATATAATATCGGAAAAGATGTAGTCTTTGAAGAGATTAAAGTCCAAGACTCTTCTATTTTTGAGGATGAGACGTTATACGATCAGTATGTAAATGAAAAAATACATACATTGATTGAAAATGTTCACTATACAGAGTTTAACTCTGCGGAGACGGCATTTAGTGACCTTCTCTCTTTGTGGGAGAATCGTATTAAATTAGATAATCTTCAAGTTAAATTACATAATAAATCTCAAAAATTATCAGAAAATACTAGCATTACTTCTGCTCCTGAATTTGCTCGCTTACTTGAAATTACTCCTCAACTTGTAGATTTTCTGAAAGAAAACAGAGATGAGATTATTACAGTACCTGAAATTAGAAACGGGATTACCTTATCAAACACTGTCGCCGAAGCCTTCGATTTCCCAGCACTAACTCACGAAGAGTTAGAGGAAAAAAAGAGTTATATTCTTAAAGACGGAGTTAGTGAGTCAATCTATGAGATGATTTGCCGTCAAGAACTGGTTAAACGAGAATTATTAGAATCTAAGCAAGAATTTAATCTTGTATGGGCTTCTAATTCTTCAGTTAAAAAACTTGCAAGTATGATTTTTGAAAGTGATGAAAAAATTGTAGAAACTATGTGTGAAGTTTTTCAGGAAGTTCCATACATTGCAATTGCTTCTAAAAAATCTTTATTTGAAACATTTTCTAACTGTTTAGGAGATGCGGATGGTCTAGGGGTGTCGGAAAAGGACGTTCAACAGTTTTCAGCAAAAATCTTTGAATATAAAAAAGAAGTAAAAGATAACTTTATTCAAAGCATTAATGAGAAGTATGGAGTAAATATTCAAAATCTTCAAGAAGTTCCTAGCTTTAAAAGTTTAGTGAATACTCAAGTTGTTATTTTTGAAGCTTTATCACGGCTTACTCCTAAACGAAGTATTTTAAAACAAGTTCTCTCTGAAGTAGCCACTTCTATGAAAAATAAAGGAGGGGTTGAGAGTATCGATGTTAATGAGTACTTACAGCAACTCTTTACGGAAGCTTCTTATAGTGAGCTTTTAGAAGCTACAAAAACCTTAGGTCGTTACTCTAAAGTTGATTTTAAAAGAGTTTCCAAGGACTTAGGAGATATGAAAAAGACTATGGACTCGTTAAAAGATCAAGTAAAAAATAATGAGGAGCCAGAGTACTCGTCTGATGAGAATGTTGATCAGAAGAAACTTGCTAAATCCGAGAAAGAAGATACAGCTTCTGAAGAGCCTAAGTCGCCTGTACAAGACAAAGCGGCTGCATCATCAGGACCTCTAGAGCAGCCTGAGGAGACTGCTGCGGAGGACGCTCCAGGCTCCAAAGAAGAGCCTTCAGCTATGACTCAGAACGATGTAATTACGGATATTGCTTCTCTGGAGAACATGGTTGCAGATATTACACAAGAATTAAGTGGAAACTCCCCTAAAAAAACTGAAGAAGAAGAAGAAGAGTAGGAACAATCTAGATGGGAAATAATAAGACAAACATTGTCTATTTTATATTAGACAGTGAGAATAATCCCACAGAATTTGCTGCAATTGACACAGGCTCTTCTGAGTTTATGGATCCAACGAATCTTGATCCACAAACTCTCCTCTTAAGGGAAACCGTTTTTGATAACTCAGGTTCGTGGGGAACTCATTCAGTAAGTGCTGGAGTAGTTGCGTCTGTAATGAGTACTTCCTCGACGGTTTATAATAACTCGGGTGGCTGGGGTGGAGGCGCAAGTGCTGACGAGTATGGAGCAGCGCACGATACTGTTCAGGCTTATTCAGGAACATGGCAAAAGATAACAGGCGTAATTGATAATGTTGGGCCTGTATCAGCTAATATCGCTACTAATACAGGTAACATTACTACTAACGCAGCTAATATCAGCGATAACGCTGATAACGTAGCAGTAGTTGGGGGTGTATCAGGAAATATTGCTACTAATACTACTTTAGTTGGAGGTGTAATTAATAACCTTAGCCCTGTATCAGCTAATATAGGATCTACAGCTAGTGCTGACGAATATGGAGCGGCACATGATTCCGTAGCATCGTGGTCTGGTTTCGATCCTTATGGAGGTGCTGGGTGGATGGGAGCATGGTATAGAGTTTTCTCTACTTCGGCTGCGTGGAACTCAACAAAGAGTACGGTAGACGCTAAGGAGGCCGATTGGGACTACGCTGCGACCACAGCCGCAAGCGGCGTTACACACGGCTATGGGGCTCTTTCTGGCTCAATGCAACTTAATGGAGGAGGAAGCTTCTCTGCTATTGCTATAAGTTCTACAGGAGATAGTACTTTGAATTATTCTGTTCCTTCTTTTGATCACGGAGCAGAAAAGATTGCGTGGAGGTTACCTGCGCTCATCAGAGACGGTGCAAATATCACTATTCCTGGTGGGGATAATAATTTATCGTTTAATTTAACGAGTGGCGGAAAGAGTAATCTTATAGCTAGTGGGATAGAGGCTAAGTCTATTGAGACAGGTACTTTTACCTCCAATGCTACATCAGTGGCTCTAGGTGTTGGGAATATTACGGTTAGTGCGTATGCCTTAGAAGTAGGGGAACCTACTGCGTGTCCTATTCCTAATCCCTTTGGATATATTCAATTAGATTCAGATGATGTTGCCTCATCCGACGAAAAGAATTTAGCCTATTCCAATACTCCAACTTCCATTATTTCTAACACAGATGATATTACTTGGGATGATACTAACAAATACTTTGTTTGCGCAGCAGCGGGAACCTATGAAGTTGTTGGGGTTGTTATTTTAGAGGGGGGATCCTCTCTAGTTGACCTTTCAGTTAAGAGAAATGGATCTGATGTTTTGGTAGGGTCCCCTAGAGTTCATGGCACTGTCGATCCATTGGAACATACAATTAGAGCGGTTTTCACTATGACTGCGGACTCGAACACTAATATTACATATGAAGCTACAGGAGCGGCAACAGTAAACGCTATCACAGGTTCGACAATGACGGTTAAAAGATTAAAATAATGGCTACACAAGATAAAAAAAACGTACTCTCGAAAGAAACATTAATGCCGATGGGTATGGTGATTGCCCTTTGTGGAGGTGTAGTTTGGATAAGTAGCCAGCTTACTAATATTAATTATAAGCTAGATATGTTAGAGAATAGTCTGGACGAACAGTGGACTCAACGAGATATGGAGAATTGGGGACTAAAACTTAAATTAGAGAACCCAGATATTATAGTCCCAGGAGTAATAGAATAATAATAATGAAAAAGTGGATGTGGCCTAGAACCGCGCACTGCTGAAAAGGTGCCTAAGTATGCTAGTTTAGCATATGATTTTGTTTGGCTGAGTTAATAACTCTCCATAGGTACCCTTCTCTTAATGAATTTAGTTGAGTTATAAGTACTCCTAATTTTTTTACTAATTCTTCATTAACTTTTCCTTGTTTTTCTAAGATATCTAATTCTTCTTTACAAGTTTGAAATATCTTTCGCTCTTCTTCTACAATAGAAAATTCTAATTTTTTAATATCATTAATATGTTTCATAATACCTCTACGGTGTGTCCCTCTCTCTCGTAATGCCGTCTTCTTGCTATAGAATGCTCTCTAAGATATTTCTCTTTATCTAAAAAATCATATACATATACTTTGTCTTTAGAAGCATGACGCCGCAACGCTCTTCCTAATGCTTGTAAAGTAGCTATTTCTGATTTCATTCCCCTAGCATTTATGAAGTGGGTGATTTCTTCAATGTTAATCCCTGTTTGGAGTATTTTAGTACCAATGAGGATGCTAGATTCTCTACATCCTCTGAATCTAGATATAGCTTCATACCTTTCTTCAATCGAATCAGCCCCCTCCAGGAACTGGCATTCGCCTCCAAATAAGTCTTCCAGGGCTCTTCCATGATCAAGTGATTTGGTAAGTATAAGTATACGAGCTTCTGGGTGTTTTGTTTTGATGTCATTTACGATATTCCTAATAATCTCATTTCTCTCTGTATTATAGACGATATATTCATTGTATATATCCAGGTACCCTAAGTCCTCGTCTAAGCCGCTTGCGGTGTATGAGCGATTAATTAATTGAATTATGGGCTTACTAAGCTTCCCTTCATCGACTAACGAAGCAGTATCAACGACCTGCCATACAGGCCCCAAAGCTCCCTCTAGATTTTTTCGTGGGATATCTTCGGAAGGAGGGGTAGCTGTAAAGCCCATTCTATACTGCGCTTTAGAAAACGATTGTATTGCGGGAAGTGTAGTTTTACCGTTGGCGAATTCATGGCATTCATCAATTAAAAGGACTTCGGTATCTTCTAAATGGGTTTCAAGTATTTTTTCTATACTTTGAACAGTACACAGCATAATATCTCCGTACTCATAACCTTCCCCATAACAAATACCCAAATTCTTTATACCACAAGAGTTCTTTAGAAACGAATGAGTTTGGGTAAGTAGTTGTTTCGCATTAAATAGGATCACCATCTTTTTTCCACGCAATGCCTTGATTATTCCCGCCATAATTAAGGTTTTACCAGACCCCGTGGGAGACTTAACAATTCCTCGTTTCTCTTTTAGGGCGATGTCTATTAGCTGTTTTTGATATGAATAATACTCGAATCCTTTGATTTTAGGGGTGCTGGGAGTACTTTTATTAAAAATCTCTTCTTCTATAATTTCAGGAATGCAATCAATTTTTTTAAGATCTTCAAGTAATTTTGAAAGTAGCCCTGTTCTAAACGCTCCATTTCTGGAAAGAAAGTGGATCTTTCCGTCCCACTGCCTGCGTTTATACGCAGGAGAATACGACGCACCTGGCACTCTATGGGAGTACAGGTCATAAAGAGCTTTAAATAGGTCGGGGTTATCGGTCTCTAGTCTAGACTTTAAATTTTTTACATATATTTTCATCCTTACTATTATAGTAATAGGAACATTTCTATTTATTGGAGAAACTTATATGAAACCTATTGCGCCTGACCATGCTGCGAAGCAAGATATTATTGAAGAGTTATTAAAAAACTTGCCCCCTGAAACAGCGGTAGAGATCGAGCTACCTTCTGAAAACAGAGTATACACCTTACCTGACCCAGACGGAATTATCACATTACGTCCGATGACGTTTGAAGATGAGAAAGCGTTAGTAAGTGCTTCTCCTAATCAAGATCCAATTAATTTAATTATTGAAAGATGTACCACAAATATAAATATTGGGGATCTTCTTCCTATGGATAAATTATATATCATAATGAAATTAAGAGAAATTTCTTATGGAGATGATTATAATACACTTTTAATTTGTCCTTCCTGTAAATCGGAAAATCCCACAACTATTACATTATCAGATTTAAATGTTAATCCTGTGCCAGACGATTTTACTGACCCTATAGAAGTTATACTTCCTACTCTTCAAAAAAATGTAAAAGTTCGTATTCCTAGGCTTCGAGACGAAAAATACATGAAAACTACTTCAGACGCATTATCCAATATTTGGAGATTTGTAGTTCAGATTGAAGATTATACAGATAAGCAGATCATTGTTGAAGTTTTGAAAAAACTCCCCATTAAGGATATGAGGACTATTTTAAATGCTATGAAAACCGATTATGGAGTTGAAACAAAAATTCGATTTGACTGTAATTCCTGCAATACTCAATCAGTTATGGAGTTGCCTATCGACGCAAATTTTTTCGACGCGAATTAGAGGGAGTTATTGATGTAGAGTCTCTTCTACAAGAAGCCTATATACTTGTGAACAAAGGTTTTTTCTCCTACAGTGACGTTAAGAGCATGACTAGATTGGAGAGAAGTTCCTTCATAAAGCTTTTAAAAGAAGATATAGAGAGACAAAACGATGCGATTAAACGGTGAAGATTTAGCTGACAGGCAGAATAGGCCAAGCGTTACTCAAAAAGTAGCACTTAGAACTTTTTTTCTTAATGGAGGAGAATATGTTGATCCCTACGATGTTAGTAGTGTAGTAATCTTCTCTAAATTAGATAATTTAGCTCCTGACAGCTTAATAGATAGCTCTACTGGGTTACTCAAAAGTACTCTAACGTCCGATATGATTAAAATGTCGTATGGAATCTCAGGAACAGCCTTGGATCCCCATGATGGAGGGTATGATGCTACTAATGAACGATATAGAGTTACGTCGAATTTCTTAGCGGATGTTGGGTGGTTTCCCGCTTATGTCCCCTCTCCCGAAGCTAGTGGTATTATACGACTAGGGGTTGGGGATTATTTATGCGTTCTTGATGGGCAGTTAGATCTTTCTGGCGCTTACTACTTGAATAGTAGTTCTATCGAAGTGCAGAACTCTGCTTCGGCTGTTTTAGATTACCTTGATGCTTGGACGGTTAAGTTTGCTCAAGCCTCTGAATATCAAGTTATGATAAATGGTTTTCATCTGTATAATGATGTATTTCAAACTATAACAGAGCCCGTTATATTTACGGCTACAAGTCGCTTAATAAATAAACATGTTAATTTAGGCTCACAGACAGACTTAAAAGTAACAACCGATATTACAGTCCAAAATGGCAGTTTAGATAATGCAACAAAAGCTATCCTAGAGGACTCTGCTTTAAGAAACGCGCAATTTAGGGTTCAAAAACTTAATGACGGTTCTGTTAATTTACCTGCACGAGTGACCGTAGTTGAGTATAGTGATAGCGAAGGCAGCATTACAGTAACATCAGATAACACCATGCTATACAATTTTGATACCCAAGCTATCGCTACAGCAGCCAATGCCGATACTTTGGGAGGACCAGTGGGGACATATGCTATAAATTGTGCATACTCGATTTTAGATCAAAATTATATTCAAGGTCCCTTCTACTTTGTTATAAAATAATTTTATAAAAAGAATAACCAAAAAAGGTTCTCTGCACGGTACATAAGTTAGAGGACATTTTTTATGGCACTAGCAGGCTCAAGAACAGCAAAAGAAAATTCAGCTTTTAACCCCAGTTTTAACCAACTTAATGCATCAGGAGACTCATCTTCATGCGAATTTATTGATTGGTTCTTTAGCATTCAAAACCTAACGGGGATGTGGACACGAGCTTGGGTTTTTAATAGTACTCCACAAGCAGCAGGGGGCGGGGCACTCTCTGGGTGTCCCTCAATTTCTTTTACTTATGTTGACGTAAATTTCGACGTACAAGTAAATCAATCAATTATACCTGCTTCCTATTGTAGCGGTGGGTTTTCTGCTATGGATATAGATTACATCTCTGACAGTGACGTTGGCGGATGGGGCTTATCAGGAACTTTCTGGACTACGGCAGCGGGAATAACGAGACGAAAAGCACTAATTACAGATGTTGCAAGTAATTGTTCACGAAATGCTAATGTTGTAACAAGCAGAATTCCAGGAGCGTATACGCTAAATACTCCCCTCGACACTTCTAGTCAATTTAATTCAAACTTTATGAAAGTTGCGGAAGCAGCGCAAACTCAGTGCCCGAATTTTGATATTAGTTTAGTCCAGCTTTAATTTGGTACTCGAAATCATAAGGTACTGAATTATTAACAACCCAGGAGTTGAGGTTCTCCCCATCAATATGAGCTTCATTCCAATCCTTGTATCCCGAGGGTGGTGGGCAGACCGCAAATCCTGTCATCCTCATTTCTTTTCTAAGACGCTCGAATGATCTAATACCTTTTTGCCCTGCAGCGTCATTATCGTATCCTAGGATAATTTTCCCTCCAAAATCACGAAGTATTTCTGCCTGCGCTTTAGAGCAACTACTGCCGATGGTGCAGGTGGCGTTAATACGTTGCCTGAGAAGCGCTACAGCGTCCAGGGGGCCTTCACAGACCACCACATAGTCTTGGGACTCATCGAAGGGGTAAAGTACGTCAGAGGACCTTACAGCCCCTTCAGAAGCAGGGTTAAGATACTTGGGACTTTGATCTCCTAGTGCTCTAGCCTGGAAGTAGTATACGCTGCCATCTTTAGCAAAGGGAATTATTAGCCTTCCTGCGAATCTCCCTTCGGAACAAAGATAAAACGGCTCAGATTCAAAAGTCTCCTCGTTAAATAATTTTCTTCCAAAAAGAAAGGACCATGCGTTTTGAACGGCTGCATCTTCGCTGTAAGCCGACTCGATATTGATAGGTGTAAGAGAAGAAGGGTCTATCTCTGCGTTCTTTTTAGGTACTTTTTCTTCGGCAATAGGCTCTACACCTATGAAATCAAAGTTTTTTAGGATCAAATCAGTTTGAGCTTTAAGGTAACTTATCCCCTCTACTTCGGCATAAAATCCTACGAAATTTCCCTTTTTACCAGATTTGAAGCACTGCCACAGCCCAGTCTCTATATTGATGCTGAGATGTCTTTTCCAGTCATCAGGTATAAATAAAGAGGGCATGATGAATTCGGCATTATTTGCCGATAGTTTGCCGCTATCTCCAAAATTCTCAAGGAGGTAGTCTCTAATGTATTGAGGTGACACAATGTTCATATCTACTATATCAGAGTCGAAGTACCAGACTTTTCGGCAATGCGGCCTGAAATATCGCTATCGCTATGTCGAGAGGCTCCCTGAGCCCACTGAGACCAACACAGAAGCCCTTCACTTTGGGTCCTACATCCACAAAGTCCTTGAAGAAGGGGTAAACGCTACAACAAAGGATCAACTCCTTAAAATTGCAGAAGAGACCCGAGGGACTTATAAAATTACAAAAAAATATACAGGCAAAGATGTTATCTGTATAGAGAATTTTCTAAAATTTAATTCCCAACTGTCAGAGTCGGTGTCTACGGAGCAAGTCTTCGAAGTTCCTATTAAAGATGATATCACTCTTAATGGAATTATTGACCGTGTAGTAAAAGGCACAGACGGAGGGTACCTTGTTATTGATTATAAGACTTCTAAAAGAGAAAAATCAAAAGTAGAGCTTTACCAAGATAGCCAACTAAAAGGGTACGTGTATGCAATCAGTAAATTATACAATGTACCGTATAATCAAATTGTAGCCGCTCATTACTACCCCTTAACAAATAACCTAGTTACTGTTCAATATTCAGTGCCTCAAATTAATCAACATTTACGAACCATTGTGGATCATGTCTGGAAGATTAGAAAGGCAAAAAAAGAAGACCTTCGACCCAGTAGGAATGATTTCTGTAACTGGTGCCCTTATAAGGGTGCTTGCCCCGAATACTGCACTACCGAAGACGTAACTAAAAAAGTTACAGAGCTTAAAGCTAAGAAGAAAGCTTCAACTTCCCGAAAATAAACGGGGAGAAAATCTCTATTTCTATAGATTCAAAAAACTGAAGTACTTGGTCAGGCGAGTACTTACATTTCTTAGTTAAGTAGTTATAAAGCATCTCTATCTTTATGGGCTTTTGTTTATTAAGAGAAGCGAGAAGTTTAAGCTGAAAGTGCTTTATAAATTTTTCTGAATATTTATATCTCCATCTTTCTACAAAGGAGGAACTAAGGGTGTCGTTTATAAGATCCAGAAAATCAATAATATCTATATCCGTATTTTCATTGTACATGTTTAAGCCTATTCTAATATATAATATATAAAGGTATGGGATTATTCAGTGAGAAAGTTAGAAATTTTTTGGTAACAGCCTCAAAGGATGAGGATACCGACGTATCCATCGTCACACGCTCTATATCTGCTGCCAGACCTGGGGATATACTATTCTTTCGATATGAGATGGAAAGATCCCGAGAGTTTCGCTTTGTCATGGCAGTAACCCCCGTGGTTAAAGATGCTAAAACAGGTAATCTATTGTTGACCTGCTTTAAGCTCCCAGACATGGATTTTGACCAACAAGAGCTAGATAATCTATATAAACAGAGGGCCGATGATTGGAAGAAGAAGAAAATTACAACTTTGACCAGTTTATTAGCCCAACCTGCGCATGGATATAGAACTTACATTTTAACTAAAGGACCAGGAAATAATGTGTGGGGAAATATCTATCGAATTCGTAGAGCACCTAGAGAGTAATTAATGGTAATACTGGAGTCACTAACACAAGCCACTGTAGCACTTACTGATGTGATGAAGAATAGTGTGCGTATAGGCACACAAATAGATGAATCTCTTCGTGGGTTTGGTACTTCTTTTGCATTAGACGGGAAAGAGATTTCAGATCAGTTGCGAGGTCTTAATGGCACTATAAGTGATCGTATGGCTCCTCTTTTGCTGGGAATGCAGGCAGGACTTCAAGGAAATATCGCAGGGGTTGCCTCACTTGTTAACCAGCAAAAAGTAACAGAAACAGCCTTCAGAGGAACAATGAAGGCGTTTGCTAAATTAGATGCTGTGATGGGCATGAGCCGAGAGGCTAACAACCGACTCTTTAGGGGGATGGAAGATTTAGGGGCTGAGTACGGGATGAGTACCGATCTCCTGGTTAAAGCTGTTGACGGGTTATCGGACAATATGATTGATATAGATTTACTGGGGATGCCTGGGCATGTTGTCGATGCTATAGTCGAAGTAACTGCGATGCTCCCACCTGCGCTACATGGGCAATTTAAAAAGGTTACTGATCTTATCTTAGGCACTAGCATGAAAGCCCTGCAGCAACGGACAGCTTTAGGTATGGAGGGAGCCCAACAGCAGCTTATAAACTCTCTAAATACTGCGACAGCCGTTGAGATATTCATTAGAAATATAGGGGTAGGTACTGGGGTCTTTGAATCTATGGGTAAAGGAAGTACTGTCGCTATTGCTGCAGCTAAAAACGCTCTTGGAACTACGGCAGCTATGATGCCCGCTATTAATCGAGCCTTAACAGAAGAAGTACGTGTGCGTAGAGAGACAACGGCAGACTTCAGAGCAGCGTGGTCTGTTATTAAGAATGATATTCTTGCCGAATTCGAGCTTGTTTTTATGGAGAAGCTCACTCCTATCCTTGTTAAAGTTGCTGAAAAATTTAAACTAATGAGTGATGATCTACTTCCTAAATTTGGGCAGTGGCTTGAAATGGCAATAAATGTTCTTATAGGGTGGGTAGCACTTCTCCCAGGAGTTCTCATAGATTTCACTAATGCGGTAGATGGAGTGTGGAAAGGTTTAACGGCTATTGATTGGGGACACCTGTGGATGCAATTTAAGGTCGGCGCTGCATCTATATGGGATCGCACAAAAGAGATTTTCGTATTTGCAGGGGATACGATGTCTGTAATCTTTAGTGATGTAAGCGCACGAATCTCACTAATCGTGGACAAGATTTCAGCAAGCGTAGACGTACTAACTTCTGCGTTTGATGTAGGCTCACAAAAACTAAGCATAGCTATTGCCTCCTTAGATCCGAGATCACATATGGGACAGAGGCTCCCCTCAGGACTCCCTTTCGGTACCGACGAGTATAAGAATAAGGAGTTTATGGAATGGGAGCTTAAGGGCCTACAGACGCAGTTGGATCAAGCTAGAGGAGCGCGAAAGGGATTAGGAAGTTCTATGGGTCCTATGGGCATGAATTTACCTACCCTCTCCGACTGGGCAGGCCCAGACACTATGTTAGGTATGACGGGCGATAAGTTCGGGGAGAAGTACGGAAAATCAGTAGGTGAGGGTTTTATAGAGGGACTTGGGAAGGGAGATTTAGGTACGAAATTATTTGGTACTTGGCCCGATATAGTCGCACAGCTTTTAGGGCGGACTGCGGAAAATACGGGAAAGGTTGCTGATAAAGTAGATAATGAGGGGTGGGATACTTCTCCTACACGAATGGGGTTCTTTGCTAGTCAATTAGTGCGGGATGTGGCTACGGTGGCTGGTATTCCTTTAGAGGCAGATACTCTTGGTGGCGCAAAAGAGCGAGAGGAGACAACTCACGAGTTGTTAGTAGAAATTAGAGACGCACTAAAGACCTACCCAGGTGGGGCAGATATGTGGGAGAACCGACCAGTGGAGGTAGGGGAGTTTTAAATGGGATTATTAGATTATTTTGATCAATTTACAGTGGACCAGGGGAACGCTCCTACGGCAAAGTCTAGATCAGGCCAAGGGATTATAGATAGAAATCTTTATGATAGATCTTATCTTGATTTTAAGTTTCCTAGAAAAGAGGAAGGTGGACCCGACTTTAATGTAAGACTTCCGTTCGTAGAAAATGTTAAAATTACAGAAAGAAAGAGAGCTAAATATCAAAAATATTCGCCTCTTGGGCGATCTAGTGAGCTTTATACTTACTTAGGATCAGAATCACGAAAATTAAACTTACAGTTTAATCTTTCGATGAAGCATATTGAGGCTGAAGGGCCTCCTTTAGAGGGATATCTTGCGGCGATCACTGAGGAAGAAACTTATACCCAAATAAGAAAGAAATTTAAAGGGGAGGTAACAGAGCCTCCTCCTTCTCAGACAGGTAAGATAGCAACAAAATATTTAGAGGAGGTTTTTGATATTGCTCATACTGTTTATCAAAATTGGTTAGCATACTTAAGCGTCGAGGAGTCAACTTATTTGGCTGCGCGGTACGGTATAGCTGATTTAGATGCTCCGTACCCAGATTCATGGCCCACTGATGCGTTGCCCTCAGAAAATAACCAATCATCAATCTTAGCAATAGATGACGATTATATTGCTGCTGCTCAGAGTGAGATTTTAGACGCAAAAATTAGAATAGTAGATTTAGTAATTTATTGGATTAATATTATTAGGACAAGTGTAGTTAATAACGCTATGGACCCTACATTGGGACCTCCTATAATTCGCTTGAATCACGGTATTATGTACCAGGATGTTCCTTGCATCTGCACTCAGTACTCCTTTTCTATCCCCGATGCGAGTCCTATGGATATAGATACACTTTTACCTCATCAAATAAGCGTAACAATGCAGTTAGAGGAGATTCGAACAGGGAACTTCGGAGAATTTAGAGGGATTGGTAAAGATAATAATGCTACGATGATTCAACGAGACAACTTAGCGGGGTGGGAAGCTGTAATCGTTCAAGGAACAATGGATCCAGGTACTTTATAACATGACATCATTAGGAAAAAATCGAGGGCCTTATTCGGTTGCTTATCAAGATATATCTCATAGGAACTGCAAAGTTCGCACGATTTTAAATACTCCAATATTTGATAACATGATAAAAAATATGGATGTCGCCTATAATTATGAGGTAGGGTATATCCCTAACGGATTCGCGCATCGACCTGACCTTATTGCAAATGTATTTAATGGAACTCCTGATAAGTTTTGGTTGTTGATGTTGATTAACAATAAACCTGACCCAAATGAATCATTTAACGTAAGAGAGAGATTGCTTATTCCCAAATCATTATGACCATTATTCCCACAGCGAACGTGTACATTAGTTTTTCTAAGACACCGATGCTTCAGTTTCTTAAAGGATCTGAGCTTGCGGTAAAGAAGAGCACAGGGATGTCAGTAGAGGAATTTCAGGAAGCGGGGATGCCTGATGAGAAAGACGTATTTACTTTTTCTAATAGTAATTTAGAGGATGAAGGAAGCCTTCAGATCTCTGATTTTTCACACGAAATAGGGTATGAAGGGGGAAATACGATGAATATTACTCTCTTAGATCCTAAGAGAGAATTTGAAAAACGAATTTTTGTAGGAAGTCTTATTTCGGAATTGGCCGCATATGGTGAGGAGTTTCCAGGATTTTCCGATGGACTTCTCGATCCTATGCAGGCGCAGAGATACCTATATTTACTGAATGTTCCTGATAGCGTAAAGGGGCAATTAGATCCGCAATTCAAGCTTCTTCGTGAGGCAAAAGAAAAACCAGGTAAGACGGTATATGTAGTCTATGGGATCGGTAAAGACCCCAATACGTGGAGCGGTCCTCATAAGATGACGGTAGTGAATGCTAAAATAGAAGCTAAAGATATTCGAAAAATTAAGCTAAGACTTGTGAGCGTACCTATGGGAGTCGTTCCTTCTCAAAACCCTACTTCTTATGGGACTCGGATGAGATTGCCTGAGTTGGCAAAGACAACCATAGTTGGTTATTCTAAGAGATTTACAAATCTAAGACTGACGGCAGGTAAGGTAGCTGATGGATATGTTGTTCGGGGTGTCACCGATGCTCAAGCCGAAGACCTAAAAACGGAGGCTCGTTACCCTAATCTTTTTTATGGAGATCTAGGGGACTATATGGCAGCATGGAGGACTGATAATTTTGCTATTATTTCTGATGAACATCCTCATCTAGGAGGGGAGGTAAAAGAGTTTATAGCCTCTGTGGATATTCATAGAGTTGTTACTGATACGGTGAAGGACTTCGTACAAAAAGCTACAGCCAATCCAAATGTTGTGGTCCTTTTTCCTAATCTAAATATTATTCTTGCACCTCTAATTGAGAAACAAATAATGGAGCTGGGGTGGACATCTGAAGACTGGGCTAAAGGAAGCCAAGAGGGAATTCAAACGCATTTTAGGAAAACGGCTAACGTTATAAATGCTATCCTAAGTAAGATTGGTTTAGGTTTCGGGCTGTCTTCTGATGTCCAGGATACTGAAGAGGGAACGCAGCCTGTTATCCCTGCGGGAGACCTCAACCGATTTAAGAAAAGTCCAACTAATAGCAAGTGGAAAGTATATTACGCTAACATGCTTGGTGTGCTTGGCGCAGGGGACGGGGAGAATGTATCTGTACATAAGAAGCTTCAGGAGCTTTTTTCCAACTTAAATAAATGGGGAGCGGCCCTATACTCGGCTCAATATGGAGTGATAACTGAGTCTACTAGTGAAAAAGTAGCTCTGTGGCAGCAACTACAAAAAGAGAGCGATCCTTCTCCTGCGAATAACGCTGAGGAGCATTATGGAGGTGTAGCCGCAACATTTGATGCGCTCTTACATGAGAAGGCTTTGGATCATGGAGTAACTATAGTAGGAAGCATGTCAATGATTACTCAGTTTATTTACGGACAAAAACGGCTTAGTACTAAACATAAGGAGGACATTACTGATGAGTATCTCTCCGATAACTTTAATGATGTTATGATAGGATTTGCTCATTATCCCTTACACAAAGCTGATTACATTTTAGGCGAACCAGAAAATAATAAAAAACTCAGAGAACAGACATTTGAGAGACATAAAAAAATGATGGAAGATAATGCAGGATTTGCAGGAGCTTTTAGGTCTCCTGACTACTTCGCTTTTAGTGAGGGCAAGGAGGGGGAGGCTGCGCTTGATCGTATCAAACAAGAGGGAGTACCTATGTTTAAATATAATACACAGTCCCCTAATGTCACTAAGCTTATTGCAAATTATAATCCAGGGTATTGGGCTGCGCTACAGAGGATGCAGCCTATGGTGAAGATGGACCTATTTGCAACTCCCGAAGACCTTGAGGGAGAACTGAGGAAGCCTTTTTCTGAACTCAGTGTCGATAAATTAAAAGCTAGATCTAGAGTAGCTCAAATTAGCCAAGGAGCAGGTGAGGGTAGCATTAGGGAGGCGATTTTAGCAGGGCTAACAGAAGAGGCAAAGAATTCTGATGTGGGGGCCGCATTTCAGAGCCAAGAAATGATTGAGGATCTCCAGATTCTTATGGCGCACCAATTGGAGAACGTAGATAATCCACTATTTGGTTCCCTGTGGGTTAACCAAATAGCTTCTTCGGACCAAGATATGGTTACAGCACAGGGAGAATTGCTTCAAGCTCTCTTTAGAATGGTAAATCAAGTTTCAGTAAGTACTTTACCTATGTTTGCATACTCAGATGCTTCTTTCTTATTTAAAGAAGCTATTCTCCTTGCTCAATTTCCTAATATGAGACAAACAACAGCCCGACCAGACTCTCCCCTAGACACCTTCCTATCTGGAGTCTACCGATTATCTGGATTTAAACATACTATTTCACCTAAAAAAGTAGAATCTCAATTTAAAATGGTTAAAAATAGTATATAATTTAATAGTATTATGGTAGTATCAAAAAACACAACTTTTTTCTCATTAGGCACAATAGTTAACACTGCTAATTTTGATAATAATGGAACCTTTTGGGCAGTTCTAGACGCTCTAGGTAACGATGCGTTCCCTGTTAACTACACAAGCCCTTATACTTCTCGAACAGAGGGAGCTATTATTGCCATTCCTGAAGAAGGCAGCAGGGTAATGGTCTGCAGCCCACAAGCATCAACCGAACTTTTTTATGTAGGATCCACTTTCTTACCTGATGATCCGCAAATTGCTAATCCAGAGACCTCCAATAAAGCAATCGGAGACTCTGCTGAACCTAAAGAGCCTATTCAACGTGTAGAGCCAAATTTATATCGAATGCAGGGAAAGCCTATGAAGCTTTGCTTTAGGGGTACAAGAGGAAGTGGACTTTCCATTTCGGAGGAGTTTGAAGGGCCAAAGCCTATGCAAGCAAATATTAAGACAGAGCTTGTAGGGCAGTCAGGAAAAAAGATGTCTATTGTTGATAGCCCTGGCGTTGACAGCATTATCTTAAAAAATGAGTTCGGGGATGGAATTAGGATTTCAACACATCCAAAGGATATGGGAGTTTGCTCACAAGCTATAACAGTTCAATCACGAGGCCCTCAGCAGTATATAAATAAAGAAGGGCAAACGGACATTATGATCAAGGATGGTCGGGATTTAAATATCACTAATGAATCTACGGGATTTAATAGAAACCCTGATGAGCCTGACAGATATGGAAATATCAATATAGAAACAAAAACAAATGATGTAAATATTATGTCTCGTAAGGATGAGGGTCGGATCTTTATTCAATGCATAGATCCAGAGGGAGATAATCAAGTAATAGATATTGAAACAAAAGGTGGAACATCTAGTGTGATCCGAATCAAATCAACAGGAAAGGTTGAGGTAATCTCAGATGGAAATATGGACTTAGTTTCGGGTGGAGAGATAAATATGAAAGCGGCAGGTGATGTTAATATAGAATCAGGTGGCCAGATTAGCCTTAAAAGCTCTGGAAATGTGAATGTTGATGGATCTAAAACTTATTTACAAACGGGAACTTCTAACTCATCAAATGATGATGTTTCTCAAACACTTACTAGCTACTACTCACAAGGAGTGTATCCCTAATGGCAACTTTTGACGCAGAAACTTTCTTAAAAGTAACGGGACAAACAGGCACTGGATTTTTCGATGCAGTGGGGATGGCTTATGGGCTCCCTAGTTGTCTGCTTAATATGGTCAATGATTTAGGGTTATTGAATCTTCTCCCTACGAATGTCCTTATGGATATGCAGCAAGTAATGGCTGATGCTCAGGCTAAAGCTAACGATGTTACGCAGTGGATTTTTAAGTATATGATGCTGGGGACGGGAATTATGGAGTGGGACAGTGAAACGGGTCGCTTTAAGTTTGCTTCCGACTTTAATTGGTTTGGATTGGAGAACGACGAGAGCCAGTTTGGTAACGACTTAGCAGGAATCTTAGCTGCTTTTAACTGGGCTGCTGCTTTCGCAGGACAATTATACGCTAATTATCAATCTATAGCTAACCAAGTAGGTGCAATTACGGATTGTTTGGATAAGTATAAAACTGCCCAAGAATTCCAGAGTGGAAATGCTGCAAAACAACGCGCAACTATGGCTCCCGCTGAAGTTCAAGCTTTTTTAGATCAGAAATACGCCGCACAAGCTGCTAAAGTTCAGGGCGCAGTGGATTTTATTAGGAGTTGCGAAAAAGGTTTAAACAATATCGGTAGTGTTATGGCAGCTAGAGCCGCAAACCCCTCCTTAGAACCTAAATTCTTAGATACGAGAGAGCTTGATCGGTTCTTAGTGGGCACCACTTATAATGAGAAGCGTGTTAGTGCGGACGATCCTGGTCTTAGGGGAGCAGGAATAACAGCAGGACTTGATCAGAGCGAAATATTTAGGCTTGTATATGGACCTCCTCGCACAAACCAAGGTCATTACCTTTTAACTAAGGATGGTTTATATTATGATTCGCAGCAAGGAGGGCTAGATCCCGTCTACCTCGCAATCTCGGCTACAGTAGAGGCTGGAGATTTGTGGAAGTATGATTACGATCCTAATATTGGAGGCAAAGGAACCTCTATCTCAATCAATTCTCTAAATGATTATACGGAGAGTTTGTTTGATCCTGATTTAATTGATGATAATAAAGTTTTACAGCGAGAATATGATGCCGATCACTTCTTGGCTACCATAATTCAGCAACGAGATAAGCATGTGTTCGATTTATCGTCTAATCTACAGGATTACATCCAAGACTACACTGCAGACTCCTCTATAGTAGCTAATCAAAGGCAGTTGATTATATCAGAGATTGCAAATCATAACGGTAAGATTCGTAGAAGAAAGAAACAAATTGAAATTGCGATGAAAGCTCCTCAAGTATTCGGAGGAAGACGATCTCAACCTTTGTTTGCTTCAGGACAAGTTCCCATTAACAATTTTGCGTATTTAGAACGTTTTAATATTGTAGTAGATTTAGAAAAACAAAGGCGATTAATTTTTAAAGAAGGTGAGGTGACGGGAGTAGTTCTTCCTTTGAGACCCTCCTTTGTTGTCGCCCCTCCTCGTCCTCCTTCAATTAGTGCTGAACATTTAACTGTTCCCGAAATAGGGAAAGGAAGTATTATCTATACACCGTCAGGAACAGGCTCAGGAACAATGCTTTCTCTTATGGACCTTATTGAGTCTGATGAGTTATTTGCTATTTATAACTTCTTAAATTCTGATGTAGTTACCCCCTCGTCTACCGAATACCAAGTAACCAATTGCGCTACTAATGATATGTATAATACAAGTAAGTTGGTGGCTACTAACAATAGAAATGTATTCTTTTCTGGGTTATCCATTCCGTATTTGGAGGGGATTGTAAAGAATAAATCATCAGATTCTGCCGCTGCTTCCGCTATGGGCTCCTTTGTCCGCTTGCCTGATAATAGGGAATTTAGAGATCTAACATACAACCGAGAAGGCTTTAGTGTGGAGTGCTGGGTTCATATACCACAAATTCAAGATCAGCATGAGGGATGGTTAGAGAATGGATTTGAAGGTACCTCATCCCCTTCTTCCCTTACTAAAGTAATTTTAGGGTGTGAGAATGTGGGGAGTAAGCCAGGGGCCTCCGCAATAGATACTTTAGGAAATTTCCGAACTCAAGATAAACTAGCTCCCGATGGAGGAGATTCTTTTGTGAAGGGAATGCTTATGGGCTTTACGCGAGACGTAAGGATTACCCACCCAGGATTCCCAGCTAGTAACCTATCCTCTCATAACTTGCCGACTTCATCGCTAAGTTTCTTTGTAGCCCCAACGCAATCTAGAGACTTCTCTTCTTTATCGTTTATTAATAGTGAGGAGTGTCAAAATGATGAGGAATATTTCGGAATGCAGATTCCTGTAAGTAGTGTTTCAGGAGGATGCACCTTTGGGGATGTATCTTCTCAATTTGTTTTAGTTGATTTGGTAGTAGATCCTCCGCTTAACGAGGTTCGAATGTATGCAGACGGACAACTCATGGGAACTTCAGGTATACATAAAGTATTTGGAGTTAAAGATTATTCGCCCCCTCAATTACCTAGCTTTATTAAGAGTAATAGTTTCGAGTATTCTTCCACTACAGTAGATGGACCAACTACGTTACATGATGGGCCACGCCTAAATCCCTTCTATACTCCGTGGATTGTAGGAGGAGGGTATACTGATGGAATGTATAAGTGGGGTAATTTTATGGGAGGAGATTACGGAGGAAAAACAAGTGGATTACGTGGGTTCTTAGGTAGTTTAAAATTCTACTCACGAGCCCTAAATAATGAAGAGGTAGATCAAAACTATAAAGCTCAGAAGGGGTACTTTAAGACTATACAAACATCAGGTAATTAAATGGGAGCAAACACAACAGTAAATTATTATGGAACACCTTACTCTCCACTAACTAAAGAGTATATTTCTGATAAGTTAAGAGGAGGAAGGGGGATTGCATTTCCTACGGGAAGACTCAAAACCAAGTCGGGTTTTTGTGCTGCAAATACAGGAGTAACGAAGGTAAAAGACGCGCTTCATCAATTGCTAAAAACAGAGCGGGGGGAGAGGTTAATGCTTCCTAAATTTGGGTGTAATTTGAAAAAGTTTTTATTTCAACCACTTGATGCAATAACGTTTCAGCAGATTAAAGAGGAAGTTTTATTCTCTTGTTATAATTATTTACAAGGAGCGACTGTTCAGAAAATTAGAGTCCTTAAAGGATCGAATGTTGGAAATTTCGGAACTGCTTCAATTTTTATTTTATTAGTTCTTAAACTAACTGAAGACGGCACTATTTTTAGTGAGGAGATAACTGTACAATGAGTTTTTCAGGAACCGTAGCATCTGATTTTATGAAGTTGGCTAAAGTGCCGACATGGAAAAAGCCTCAGTACATTGATTTTGCTGCGAGTGATTTTCTTTCTCTAAGAGATTCGTTAATTAACTATATTAAAGCAGTTTACCCACGGGAGTACGATTATTTTGCGGAATCCGATTTAGGGATGATGCTTATTGAGTGTACAGCATATATGGGTGCCGTCATGTCAATGAAAGCTGATATGCTTGCAAATGAAAACTTTTTTGCTACTGCTAGACAAAAGAGTAGCGTAAAAAAGCTTTTAGAGCTTATCGGAGTTAGAATGAGAGGCCCCCTTTCTGCTGCAGCAGACGCTAAGGCAACCTTCACTGCATCTCCAACAGGAACTACCCCTAGGTATGTTCTTACACCGAGCCAGAGAACATTTACGATAAATTCCCCAGAAGATGGAGCGCAGTTAACGTATACTCTCTATAAAACGGTTAATGGTTATGTAGAAGATGCAAATGCTACGGGAGATGTAACCTTATATTGGAATGAGTCTGATAACCCCGCAGCCGCATCTAACCCTAGCAGCGTATACACTAACCTAGTAATTCAAGAAGGTGCATTCGTAACGGATACAGGTGATTTTGCTGCTACTGAGGGAATAAAAACAATTCCCCTTACTCAGTCTCCTGTAATTGAAGGGAGTGTATCTGTATTTCTTCAAGATTCCCAGTCTGCAGCGTCAGGAGCGTATACTGAGGTCGATAATGTTTATTTTGCCTCAGGAGCAGGGGATAAAATTTTTGAAATTGTGTATGATGATAGTTACGGTGCCACAGTCGTTTTTGGAGATGGTACGGTAGGGGTTTCTCCTAATGCTACTGCCTCTTATTTTGTGACGTATCGTGTAGGTGGTGGATCCCGAGGAAATCTTCTACCTCACGCTGTAGATATATCTATGAACGCTACTACAGACTCGACCCCCCTGACTGCCCAGGTTCAAAATATCTCAGTCGCGGCGGGTGGTGCGAATGCAGAAAGTATAGCTAATGCTAAAAAGTATGCGCCTCTCACATTTGCTAGACAAGATCGTTTAGTAACTTTAGAGGATTATAAAGTTTTTGCAAATACTCATATTGCAAGTGTAGGAACTGTAGGAAAAGCAAATGCGGTTACACGAAAAGCGTACTCATCAGCGAATGTTATTGATATTTATATTTTAGAAAAAGCCTCTGATCTTCAATTACAAAAGGCCACTCCCTCCTTTAAGAGGGATCTTTTAACTGCTATTAATAAAAAGAAAATGGCAACAGATGAGATTGTGATTGTTGATGGTTTAATTAGAACACTAGATTTGGTAATTACGGTTAGTGTTGATAAGGAAGAGAAACTAAATCAATCCTCTATTATCTCAAAAGTTAGAGGTAAGATTTTAAAATATATGAACGCTGATAATAGAGATTTTGGAGAGCCTCTTGTTATTAGCGACTTAAATAGAACTATTTTTGAAGTAGAAAGTGTTAGAATGTCATCTATTGATAATATTAGTGATAATATTTTAGTAGATTTTAATGAGATTATCCAACTTAACAACTTAACAATCGTATTTAATTACCTAGACTGATGGGCGAGAGTCGATTTACTCCCAATAAGAGAACATACGCAAAAAGAAATTTTGTTGATATTCTCGAACAGCTTACTCCCGAGGTTTATCAAACAGAAGACCTCACTATGAGTGGGAAGGGAGTAGGCGTAGCTTCTCAATTAATTAATGCAAATGTTAGAGTTGCAAATAATATATCACAAATTCTTCCCATTTCAGCGGTCCCGTATTCACAAACCTCTAGTCTAAATAATATCTCAGGTATATCGCAATATTTTGTAAAACAAAATGAGCTTACTAAACTATCTCCTTATATTTTAGAGACTAAAATTCTAAATCCCTTAGGAAGAAGTATTACCGAGTTCACAACGAGCGCGGGATTTGAGGAATACCTCTCTGGGACCCTCCTTCCCATTATCCAAAATGACACCAACAGTTTAATTGAGAACATTACAGTTGTTTCAGCGTTAAATGGAAACTCTGAGCCTAGTGCGGTTCATAATTATTTAACGGATGCTTTAGGGTGGTTTTATTTCCTTAATACCTCAGGAGGGGCTGATCTTAATAGAGATTGGGATCCCTCTTCCTATGTTCTGTCCGCATTTAATAGAGTGTATTTAGGAGACTCGTTCACTACTGTAGATGGGGTGAAGGGATTAATGAATCTGATTTGGAGAAACTACGGCATGAGTTCTCTCTTTGGAGAAATTACTGCTATACCTCCTGATCTTATTTCTGGTACGGCTTTATACACTAGCGGAAACCAGCAATTAGAGAAGTTAGAGACGATGGCAGACATCGTATATTCACCCCTGTATATCGATTCGCAGGACTATAAGGTCCAGAATACTTTTAACGATTTTATGGATGCGGGGACTTACATTGTAGATCAAACCTCCAAAGGCCCCCATCGTAAATTTTTAGAAGCTATCGGATATAGTATGACAGATATTATGGATCAAGTGGATAGCCTAGGCTTGATCTATGACATTGAAAATGTCCCTGATAACTTTTTAGAGTATACGGCTCAGTTAATTGGGTGGAAGTTATTTGGACACTCAACTGATAAGTGGCGACAGCAGTTACGGAATGCGGTAGAGGTTTATAAGAGAAAGGGAACTTTAGATAGTATTCAGTATGTAGTAAATTCTCTAATCAAAAATTCAGTATTTGATGTTTCAGGAAACGTGCAGGAGTTATGGGAATCCTATATTCCTTTCTTATGTTGGTACGCGCTCGCAACGGAAAGTCCTCATTTCTCCAAGATGACGAGTTGGACGCAAGCTAAAGCCAATAGGGCAGGAGTGTATACATTCTCTCCTAGTAGCTTAGTGGATAATATCAAACTTACTGTTGATTATATTCTTCTAGATCTTTATAAGGCATACCCAGACCACTTTATCTTCTTTGGAGATAAGTTTCCAGTCTATAGGTTTGTAACGGTTAATAAAGACGGCACCGCAGGAGACTTGTATACTACAATTTATGAACCAAACGCTAAACCGTATCACTTTCATCCGCGCTCAAGTAGACGCTTTAAGGCTTTAGGAGAGCAAGCAAAACAGCACAAAGAGTGGAGACAGTTTCAAGCCGCAATAAGTTACGGACCTTTCGGACCTGGAGTTTACATGGCAGGGGAAGAACACCCCACCGATACTAGACCCACGTATTTATCAGCAACGGGTGATCCTTATTTTGTTTTTTCTTTCCGTCAACAAAAGAACTTTCCCATTCCCCCGTTTGAGGAGGAGAAATATTACCGTGATTGTTCTATGACTGCGGACATGTTGGCGTTTTTAATGAATCGCTTAAAATGTTTCGGTGTACAGAATCCGTTTAGGGACCAAATGCATGACTATATTTTAAGCAGTACGGTCACAGCGAGTTCTAATTTAGGCAGTCTTAATGAGTGGCTCTTCTTTGATACTTCTTCTCACTTACCTCCAAACTATGATAAGATTTTATGGAACATTTCTAAGTATACTTATAATGTTTTAGGATTGTGGAATGGAAAATCTTCTCACCTTTTCGTTGATTATGATAATACGGACTTTAATTTTGCTAAGACTACCTTAGAAGGAGACTCTAAGACTGCTCTTTATGAGGCTGCTAGAATTATAAAGAGGTTTGTTCCTGCGCACGCTATTCCTCGCATCAATATTAATGCAAGTGCTTCTGAGACTCTATCTTTTTCCGCTACGAACTGGGATTATGTTTCTTTAAATAAAGGGGATAACGGATTTCCTAAACTAGGTACCTCTTCTGTTTTGGCAGGTTTTGAAACGAGTGGTGTTGATATGGGAGGCCCTCCAGGATCACATCATGGAAGAGATCAATTCAATACCTTTAAGCGAGGAGATGTTGATGTATTTCCTGACGATTTAATCTCGTCTTCCTTAGCACTTACCAATGTTCCCCGCAGAGCTTTAAGGCGAAGAAATTATAGGTTCCTCTTACCTCAGGAGGGATACCATGATCGAGGAGGATTTAACGGTCCCGTCAATTGGGATACTTCCACTATGGAATTTGGTCTACGAGGAGGAGAGGAACCAGCGTCAGGCTTAGGAGAACTTACTCTTGGGTATCTCTACTCAGCTAACGCCTTCTATCCCATCCACGACGTAGGAACTCTGTCAGGCGTTTGGCATCAGTGTGAGGATTTGGGCTCACCACGGAGCTTCTCAGGGGCTCCTACGAGCAGGACGTACCCCTACCGTGGACTAAGCTCTTCTCCCCTTCTTGGACTGGGTGAGAAGAGGTGGACAAACATAGGAAACTTTAAATTTGCGGCATGGGGAACACCTGCGGCTGGGGGTTTAAACATGAATGATTCTACTGATATGGATTCTACCATTATCCGTGTCAGTACTACTAACCAAGCGGGAACAAGTTTACATACTAATCCAAATGGAACCTTTAATCCAATCAACTTAAAGAGTGGAGATAAGATAGCAATAATTAGCACAGCCCCTACGACTAATGCATCTGAGAGGCTTGTATTTGATGTTACTGGTACAGCTACCTCAGCCGCGAATTACTTTAATTTACCTGTTTCCTATGCGTATGGAGATGATTCTAACTTCTGGAATCACTCAAGTGATTATGCTGATGTGTACATCATAACCACAGAGGGAGGCCAAGCGCATCATCAAGATAGAGGCCAACTACCTCCAATATACGCAACCATGCATAAGCTATATGAGCGTCAAGCTCTGGAGATGGCAAAGAATCTAATTGCTAGTGACCCCTCGGCATATTCTGCGAGCGCAGATTGGCGTAATATGGAGCAATCTCTAGCAAATTCGGGAATCGCAAGTGGGTATACTGGGGACACTTTTGATATCTATAGAGACTTCAAGTTCGGTAGAGGACTTCATAAAACCTTTGCTGACTACTGCTTCTACTATAATCGACATGCTTTAGGTAGAAATGAGATGTATAATACAGGTCCTAATATCTTTGCCCACATATTTGGACAGGGTTTATACAATTGTGATTTCTCTATAAAGGGAAAATATGTTTCTCCGACGCTGCAGGGAAGCTTTATAGCTTCTAGCATAAACTCGTCGATCCCTATTAACGGAGGAGCTTCAGGGGTATTCTCCACATCTGCTGTGTACGCCGTGGATACGCCTAATGGTTATGCCTCTGGAACTTACATTGCTAGTGCTAGTGACCAATACGTTCTTCCTATGTCGGGGACGTTTATCCCAGGAAAAGATCTTAACGCAGAGTTTAGAAATGCTAAGATTCTTAGCGGTATTGAATTTGTACAAACTTCAGGAGCCCCTTCGTCTAATGAATTTAGAATCTTTAAATTAGATCCCTCTTTTGCTGTACCAGAGCAAGAGAATTTTTTAATTCAGAATACAGTAATTAAGCAAAAGTCTCATGGAGGATTACCGAGAGTAAGATTTGATTTATCGTCTTATGGTCCAAGAAGGAATTACTTTATTCAAGATCACACATTCTCTTTATGCATTAGTGCTTTAGTAGGAGATGATAATAGATACGATACAGGAGGGGAACGTATGGGTGTTTGGATCCACACTAATGCTACCTCTGGGTATATGTGGAGTTTTGTGCCTAACAGTTCTCCTTATGTTACTGAAAGTAATCGCCTCGTAGATGGTAGATGGATTTTCCATAAAGAATCAGATTTAAGTATTAGAGAAGTAACACAAAATCTAGCTTTCATCCATTCATTTGAATATAAGAGAAAGAGAGAAAGAGAGGACGAAACGTACAGGTGTTTGGGAAATATAGATGTTTACGGCTCGGATACTGTGAATAATGCGTCTTTACTTGATCTAACAAGCAGAGATTTAAGTAAGATAAAAATTAAATTTGATACTAGAAACTATTCCATCTATAATAATATGGAATATTCACAGGTTATTCCTGTTCCTGAAGAGGTGTACAAATTCGATGATGGGGTTCATACTTCTGCGACCAACTATTATGTGGAAGTTTTTCTGATGCCTACAGTTGATTATAATAAATATCTATTAATTGATAATATTCAATTATATGATGAGACTCAAAGGGATAACGCAGGGATAGGAACGGGGTATGGGATTAAAACCAAAGGGACGCCGCTGCGTCCATTTGTAAAAGAAGATAAATTAGAGTTAGAGAGAGACGAAGTGCAAAACGTATTAAAATTCTTTACAGGGCTTATGGGGTCAGGGGTAGGTATGTACGCTACTACGTATGCATCTAGGGATAAGGATATTACGTCTACCATTATGGAGCATCGTGGAGGAAGCCGCATCAACTACAGACTTCATCCTTACTGGATGCCTTATGCAGTCGCCGATGCCAAGGCTCACGCTACGCCTAAGACCGACCAACTAATTGATTTGGAGGTGCGTAACTGATGAGAGGCCAGATTGAAGTTTACTCAGGAGACAAGCTTCTTTTAAGGGAGAGTAATCTCATCATGGATGGAGCTAGTGAACTCCTAGCTGACATAATGAGTATATCCCCGTCAGTGTCTTCTTTAGGCAATTCTGATTGGAACACAGATAAAAATACTAGCTCTATATTGGATGCATCAAACTATCGAATTGCTGCAATATCTTTTGGTACTGCTGCTAGTTCTTATCAAAATAACGCTCACGAGTACTTGGAAAATAAAGCTCTTTTACTTTCAGGAAATACTGGCTCACGGTTTAGAGGAGCCTCGGCTCTCTGCTTATATCTTCAATATGGAGGAGATAGCGCAAATAATGACGGTGATCCAGTAGGTGGTTTAGCACAATCATATAACCCTGTTCCAGCGTTAACAAGTCCTCCTAACCCCGCTCTGTCTGGGCTTGAAGTACAAAGTGATGTATCCGCAATCGTAGGAGCTATCCCAGTCAGTTCGGTTATCGCAGGTAATGGACAGAACTTAAATCTCATCCCTAGAGAGTATCACTACGCTCGACTCCTAAACACAGATCTTTCTTCTCTTTCTAGTGTAGCTGCATCATTTATAGGCTGTTGGCCCGAAGGGAGCGGGGCAGGAGGTACGGGGGTATCTGGATTTTCGGGTACAGACTTCGTTCCTGGGGATGTGTGTTATAGTCGAACCTTTACTGGTCATTTCAATGAAGCATCGTCTATGGACACTTCAGGCTTTGTGAATATGATTATGTCCAGTGTACCTAATACAGACGGAGGGCATCCAGACGGATACGGTTTAAGTAGTGCTTTTAGTGGGCTCACCTTATCCGCAAGTGTAGACTCCAATATGTCGTGGTCCAGCACAGGAGAGGTTGTTCATATCGTTGGTATAGGCGCAGATGATTTGGCTATGGCAACATTGTATGGAGGCATATATAATATGGGACTTTGGACTATTGATGTAGGTAAAACACTTCAAGAAGGAAATACTCCCCCTTATTCCTTTGATCCCCTAAATAATCCTAGGAAGTATAGACTGTTTTCTACTAAATCGTTGACAAAAAATCTGGGTTATGCTAGAACTGTTCAAACAGGTACCGCAGGAACTATCTATCCTGCCTTAGATAACTACGAAAACCTAGTTATAAAATGGAGAATATATTTTAATCAATTAGCCACATGAAAAGTTTTACAGAAGAAATGGGAATTACAGGACACCTTACTATCATTAAACAATATACTGATGGTCAGGAAGAAGTGGTATTTGATGATCATAATATTATTGTTTCAGGAATGGGGACGGGATTAGCTGCATTGTTTACAGGATCTGGTTCTAACTCAATTTTAGATTATCAAATTGATAGATTTCAGTTAGGCACTTCAGGTCGAGCTACTGGAGTAGCAACGGATGTTTTAGAGGTTAGTAGTACTTATCAACTTTCAGGGGCTATTACTAAATCTCAATATGGAGGAGGGAGTAATCTCTTTATAGAGGAAGCAAATTTAATTCGTCCTATAGGTGCTTGGGGTAATAATATAGCATTCGCGTTAGTACCAGCAGGTAAGATTACTAAAATTAGTGATACTTCCGTGAGGTATACTTTAGTAGCGGATGAAGAATGTGCAAATGGTTTAGTAGATTCATTAGGGAATACAGGATATTTATCTGAAGTGGGACTATTTTTAAAGAATCCTTTTGGGACAACGGATGCCGATAGTTCTATGTTAGCGGCATATCGAACATTTACTGCAATAGAAAAAACTAGTGATTTTAGTTTAATATTTAGATGGACAATTAATTTCTGATATGGTATTTATACGAGGTGACATATACACATCAAGCGGAAGCACTCCCTTATTTAATTCTTGGACTCCTTATGTGTCCAAGTTTGATACTAGTACCTTTTACAATTGGGAAGAAGATAATGTTCCTTTGTATGACCTAGAGGAGAGGACTTATGAGCTTTGGGAGCAACAAGGCTTTCCAACGTCTGCCGTTCCTGGAATGTCTTTAGTTGTTTCGGGAAGCGCACCCACGGCAGATCTCCAAGCAAATTCAAGAATATTCACAACAGTAAGCTCATGTATTGCCGCGCTCCCTAAAGTTATTAGATTTCCCGTCCTTATAGAAGTGGCTAACTTTGGGGATCTGGGAGCTTTAGAGCTACATGATTTCCGACTTGAGGAGAAGGGGTCTATTGAAATTATAAATAGAAACTTTGTACGAGACTACACCTCATCTTCTTTAGTAAAATCAGTAGCTAGTGTTGGAGGTAATACACTACTTACTTCTTATGAATCAGGAGATGTTAGTGGAACTCTATTCTCTGGGACCTCCGAAGATTGTTCCATTTCAGCACTTAGTATTAGCAGTACTGTTAATAATGGAGGGGGGAGGGATGCCCTTTATCGCTATAGTGCTGTGAACAGTGTTCTTTACCCACAATTCACTGATAGAGTTGGATGCTTAAATGTAGGCATTAAAAATGCTTCAGCTACGTTCCTTCCTGGTACAGCGGGAGTATTTGGGATTCAAACATACGAGCAATCAGACACAGACACCCAATTAGCTATCAATGATGTTAGTGCGGTCAATCAGTTTACAGGTGCGCGATTATTACGAAGCGTCCCTGTTGTAGATACAACGAAGGCAGGAGGAAATATTTATGGTAATTCTCTTTATAAGTTAAGTATACGAAATTGCGTAGGTCCTATCTATATTAGAAATTTCTTTGTAGACGGAGAATCAGCGATTGGAGGAGGAGGCCGAGATAATGGAATTGAGGTCAGCGATTCGGATGTTGTACTAGAGAATTGCACAGCCGTAAGATGTAACAATGCAGGCTTCTACTTGCAAAATTCTAATGTAACTTTATCTAGATCTGCATTTTCTTATAGAAATTATTCCCGAGATACGACTAACACTAGAGTTACTGAAAAAGGTGCAGGCTTACAAGCGTTTAATAGCCATATTACTTTAAGTGCTGTGGTCTCAGGTACTCACGCTACTAATACTGAGCTACGTCCACCATACGCACACAACCCAGGACTAGACCTTCCTGCGTCAGGGTATGATACTGTGTTTTCTATGTCTAGAAACTATGTAGGATTTGATCTACATAATAGCCGAATGGAGGGCGGGTTGGCTAGATCTGCTGCTGCTCTTCCATACACTGGGGGGATGATTAATACGGAGCTTAATACAGGCTATGGTCTAATAGCTAAAAACTCTTCGTTAAATATCAAGGGTCTTTTTGATATCTACGGAAACAAAAAAGGCTCTCAACTTAACAATACAGAGCTACAGGTTGAGCAGATTTGCGTAGAAGATCATACTAGTGAAGGGTTTGTTTGTGATAATTCAAAAATTCTTTACAATACATTTGTTATTAACGGAAACTCCGTAAGCCCTGGAATAACCACAGGCCAAGCTACTAGAAAACAGTATGATTTCCGAGCGAATGGACAGCACATTGTTCTGCGAAATAACTCCAGCTTTGAATTAAAAAGAAAAAATCATCTTCCAGAAAAGTATGGGCATATGATTTTTAGTGGAGCCCATGGAGTTGTTAACAATGCTACGGGGATAGGGTTTGGAATTCTTCCTGCGATTTCGCTAGAAAGCAACTCTTATGCAAACTTTATTCACTCTACAATGTACCGAGACGCAGCAGAAGTAGCTCTAAAAACTGTGTCTCCTGGAATGTTGTTACGCTCTAAAGATTCCTCCGAAGCTGAATTCTTTGGCACAAAAAATGGAGCTACTGTTTTAGTTGGGCCTGCGGCGTACCAAAAGCAGCAGTATGTTGCAGGTATTGCGGCAGAAAATAATTCAAAGCTAGGCTTGCACGGTCCCACTTGTATCGCTCAATTTGGAGTGGATGCATTAGTAGAAAATAATTCTGTACTCGATATTGGGCCACCTCGCGTTAGGGATACTTACGCATTAGACGGTAGTGGATTCGATTTAAGTGCTCCAGGTAATCACACTTCCGTAGAGCTTCATTCTACTAGGGCCTGCTTGGTTGCTAATCACAACTCTGTTATTAACATGAATGATTGTGGGGATTACCACAATTTCTGGGGAGAATATTCTCATGGGCGTACAATGCTTATGACTATGACACAAGATTATAAGACTAATGACAATCTTGATATAAGTGGTCTTATTAAGAATGGCTCCATTCAATTCTATCCTAACCCTCAAATACGAACAGGAATTACGAGCAACTATTTAGACGATTTAACAGGAAATGCGGCGAGAGCATTCAGTTGGATGCCGTTCCCCACGTTTACCGAAAAAACACGAAACAATCAATACCTTATTACTACAGATTTCTTAGCTGGTGCGGTAATGTCCACTGAAGAGTTGGAAGATGTTACCCAGGGTGGCGTATGTATTAGAGCAGTGGATGGCAGCAAGGTAAATGTTACGAACGTTCACTTCCCTATAGGAACTGCTAATAGTCCTCTGGACGGGGCATACTACAATGCGAGCGGAGACACTTGTAGCCGATTAATGATTTGGAATATTGCTGATAATTCAGAACTAAAGGTAGCCTTTACTTCTGTAAGTGGATGTTACCCTTCAGATGTAGGTTATCATGGCCCTAGTGCGGTCTGGACCTCGGCCCTCGCCCCTGATGATTATACATCCCCTGGGCTTCTTCCTGTTCCTGCTTCTGGGGCTCCATCAGGGACTCCAGACACAGGAAGATTGAGTGTTTTAGACACCTTTGGTCGAGGTTCTGTGTCTGGTTTATGGTTAGTTCCTAGCGGAGTGGGAGTAAATGATCCTTTTGGTCGATATTTCCCCGTCAGTGGACATATAAATGATGAGACTGAAAAACTTTTAGGTGGCGCAGGATTAGCAACAGCAGGAAACCTTACTCTCAATCCAAAGACTGTGTATGGAGCATCAGGATCTAGTTTCCTTAATCAAGGAGTCTTTAGGATTTACTTCTCACCTAATTCATGCACTAAATTCTTAGCACATGATGCTACTTTTGGTTACAATAAAGGAGCCTTCCCTCACGACGGTGTTCCCGTAACTTGGATGACGGGGGCTGCAAACCAAGTGTTTGCTCAGGGCTACAATATGTCTGCGCCAGTGTCAGCAATTGTCCCTGTAGGAAGTACTTCTCTTAGCTCTCTATATCCGAATTTATTAAAAATTAGTGATTGGGATGCTACGCCTTTAGGTGCTGTCCCTACGGGGCTTGCGATGTCGGGATTTTATTACTGTAAAGAGTTCTTAGATGATAACCCAACTCAATGTATGTTAGATGAGTCTGCAGCTAATACGTTTGCGAATGCTAAAAATGCCGCTTTAGGAGGCTCGGGAAGACCTAAAAGAGCTACGATTTATAGGTCGGGAGACAATACAGAACTTGGGGCTGAAGCTTATGATGGCTCTGCAATTAAAGGATTTAGATCAGCAAACATTTTTGATCTTAAGAGGATGGATTAATGGCACAAATTAGATATACAGAAAGCTCATTTCGGTTCACGGAACCTATTAGATTATTTAAACAAAATGATCCTTATTATTTCGAGGTGGATAACATCCCCATTAAGCAGCTACAGGAAAACTGCTTATGGCTTAGAGATCAGTTACAACAATCTCTAACAGAAAACGCTGTTCAAGATATTAAAAGACAAGATATTGCAGAGTTAAAACCTTATTCGACAGGAGGAGATCGCCTTGTTAGGGTGAAGCCTGGAAGATTTACGGCTAGAGTAAATGATGCAACTACTAAACAACCTCTTCAATACTTACAACAGGTAATGGGGACTGCGGTAGGGGATGTAGATGCGTGGAGTGCAGCTACCAATAACCCTGGGACCTTTGGAACTTCCTATAACAACTTATTAATTACGGCTCTTGCTCGTTTCCAATCGACCCTTGCAGCAGATGCGCTTAACATGAATGGTTTGGCTGAAAGAGCTTTTACTTGGGCTGTTCGGAGTAGTGATTCTGCAACGGACGCAGCAGGAACAACAGGGGATAGGAAAGCATATACAGGTACTACGGGAGCAGGAGGCTTTGGTCCTTTTGTAATTACACAAGCTCTTCTTTGGGCTAAGAGTTATGGCAACACTGTTGATAGTTTTTTAATTCCTAGTTATTCTACTACCAACGAAATTACTGGGTTCGGAAAGCTTCCTTTAGCTGAAACTACGTTCGTTAAAAAATGGAGAGGGGTTAGCAGGCTCGCAGTAGTTGACGTTCCTAATGAACTATCTGTTGAAATCCCAGCATTTAGTGATAACGATTTTTATTACATTGACGAGCAGGGAGCTAGACAAATAATTCCTGGGGTTGAGAGTCGGATTGATTTAATTTTCTTATATACTAAGCCTATTGATGCTGAAAGCGCAAAGATTTTACGAGGCGGGGCTGTGCAGGACATTACTACCCCCGTTCTTGGAGTAGTTCGAGGTGCAGGTATTGGACCTTCTTACCAAGGATTAACAGATCTAGCATCAACATATACTCCACAGTCAGCGATAGACGAGTTTGGTAACTCAATGATTATGGCTCATGCGGCTGATAATAATGCTGCAAACCTAGGCTTCTTAGCTACGTCTGGGAATGAGCTTGGGCAGGATGTTCGAGGGTCCTTCCCATCTCCTGACGATCTCCTTAACTTAGCACCTCTTATCGCAGAAAACTTAGAAGCAAATGCGATAGAGCTAATCGGACAGTCCATCCTTCCTGTTGCTTATGTCTTTGTTCAAAGAGCAGGTGGACGCGATTTAGAGGGAGCCCAAATTATTGGAGCACAGGATGTTGTAGATATTCGACCTTTCTTCCGCACTGCAGAGCTTACTTACAATGAACGAGCAGGTATCGCAGCAGCCATGCCTCAGTTGTCTATTGCTAACCCAGCAGTAGGTAAAGCACAGTTGGATATGGAACTGAGGAAGGTAGTGAATCATGTGAATGGGTTTATTGCGGACGAAGAAAACCAGCCAGATAATGTAAGTGTTGTTGCGGCAGGATACATCTTTGGAGGATGGAACTTTGGCCCTGAAGGAGCGCTTTATGATTTCTATCAATCACAGTTTGCGGGGGATGATGTTACATCCAACGATAGCTTACAGTATATTCGACAGTATATCACTAGTAAATATGGAATAGGAAGTAACGGAGCGCAAATTAGTATTCCCGCTTATCCTGATTGGGATCAAGCGCAGTGGTGCCAGTTACAAGATCTTAGCGATAAAGGATTATATCCTAACGATTATATTAATACTTTCCTAGGCACTACTGAAGATGCGGGTGCAGGTGATGGATCTATTGTTGCAGGAAGCTATAGTCAGATTACTAATGCGAACGGGACAGGTCCTGATTCTATTAACCCTCCCAGTAGATTATCGAGTTTTGATAACTCAGAGACAGGTGAGGCGTATAGTAGAGTTAACTTCCATTACATTTCTAAACGTGTTAGATTTAATCGGGAAGCTGCTGCATGGTTAGCCGATTACATGATTGATGTTGAATTAGCTAATTGTCTTCCTCAGACACAAAGAGGATTCTCTAGAGATGATAACAATCCTATGCCTTCTCAGTACGCAGGTATTTGGGTAGAAAAGGGGTATGATGAGTTTGTTGTATATGTTGCATTTGCCGCAAATGATGTTTATCAAGGACCTAACGTTCCTCGGTTCCCCTCACCTCACTCCTTATCCTTCACCACAACAGGTAAGAAAAAGAAAACGACTCAAACTTTATCGGTATCTGAGCGAGGTGGAGGCAGGTTTAGTAGCTTTATTGTTCCTGTTGAGGATTTATTGAAATCTAATACTACTCCTATTAGTGAATTAAATGGCTTAGGGTACACTGGCAACCCTAGGGTAGGTAAATGTACATACCCCACAGTTACTTGGAAAATGATAGGAATTCCTACCTCAGACTCTCAGTATCTATACGGAAACTTAAATACTACCAACCCCACCATCACTCTCAAGCCGCAAACCTAAATTTAAATGCCCCAAGAGGTTATTAGTTTTCAATGCGGTGAATTCGCAGGAGGGCACGGGCCTGGATCCATCAACAGGGGTTGCCCTGATTGCGGTCCTGAGGAGCCTACGCTTCCTACTGTTGTTGATCCCGATGGTATTGATGGAGAAAGACCTACCCTTCCTTCCCCACCTACTACGCCAGAGACAAGACCTGGAGATAAGCTTCCTGGGTGTGTTTGTAGAGTAGTCGGAGACGGAACACCAACAGGGGGGGACGGTCAAGGTGGAAGTAGCGGTGGTGGAGGCCCCACTACGGGAGGAGGAGGAGGAATCCCTGAACCTCCTGGGGGAGATGTAGGTCAGACTTGTCTCACTTTTGAACAGAAATGTTTTCCTGAGCAGGGCGCACCTGATCATTCTGGGGGTTTTGAACAAGCGGCAGCGGATGCAGCTAATAGTGGAGGAGGGGTTAGCGGAAAGGCAGGAGGAGCATGTACAGGAATTGCTCCAGCATGTTGTGAGGACACTCGGAATCCAGATGATGAGCCGTGCTGTCCTCCTATTCATGTTTGTATTCCACGGGACAGACCCACTGTACCAGACGGTGGAATAGACCCCAGCGGAACCCCTCCCACAAGACCTCGAACATTCCCCACCACTCCTGGACCTACCGATGGTTGGCGATGTGTAGACACCCAAGGGCATATGGGATGTATATATAGTACTTTTTTTGGCCCTAATGAGGTACGATATCCCTCTAGGCAGGCATGTGAGGCTGTTTGCTTTAGAGGGACTAGGCGTCCACCTACAACTCCTGGACTTACTGATGGTTGGCGATGTGTAAACACCCAAGGGGTGATGGGATGTATGTACACTACAAACCCTGCTGGGATACAGTACCCCTCTAAGCAGGCATGTGAGCGTGTTTGCTATATGGACCAGGATGGAGGTCGGCGTCCACCTACAACTCCTGGACCTACCGATGGTTGGCGATGTGTAGACTCCCAAGGGGTGATGGGATGTATATACAGTACCTTTTTTGGCCCTAATGAGGTACGATATCCCTCTAGGCAGGCATGTGAGCGTGTTTGCTATAGAGATGTTGGGCGACCTAAACCTGTATCACCTAATTCGTATTGGAAATGTGTAGAAAATGAGTCTGGAGGTCCCATTACGGGAGGGGGAGGGCCTGCCCCTGCTGCGAATCAACTACGGGAGTGTATTCTCTTACCTGAATCTGCTTTTGGCCCTAATGATCGTAAGTATAATTCTCAAGCTGAATGTAAAAAGAGTTGTGAGACTGGTGGGCCTATTGTTCCTGAAAGTGGGGCATATGTTTGTGAGGAATCAGGACCTACAACGGCAGGAGGAATGGAGCCCACAGCAGGCACTACGAGGGATTGTGTTTATACAAACCTTCCTGCTGGTCCAGGACAAAAACGATATAGAAGTGTAGAGGAGTGCCAGAAAGAATGCAGAGATGACGGAGATCCTACACGCCCGAGAGGAGGCCCAGGCACGGAGGAGAGTCTATATAAGTGGTATTGCGAAGATGTGCATACTGGACCTATAACAACGGGAGGAGTAGGAGGGGCTGAGGTAACCCCCACAAGACACTGTGTACGCAAACTTGCTCACGGAGATGACGGGCATGATACCCCAGAGAAGTGCAGGAGGTTGTGTAGAAATGATGGGCCTACGAGACCTTCTCGACCTCCTCGTACAACACCTACTGGCCCTGGCACAAGACCAGCCACTAAAGTTCCAGGCCCTACCACGGGTGGAGGCGACGGAGGGTATAAGTGCAGGAGGGCACCTTACTGGTATTGTTTTCATTCTCCTGATGGAGACCCTAATGAACCTGAGATTTGGGCAACTCCGAGAGAGTGCGAAGAAGCTTGCAAACCTCCTCCTACCACTCCTACTCCTGGGGTAAGAAGACCTACTACACAAGGTCCAGGAGCTTATAAATGTCGAATGGATCCTTATTGGAACTGTTATTTTGTAAGTAACTTGGAGGCTGATGGCGTTACATCTTGGGCTGAATTAGGTGTGTGTCAAACAAACTGTGGTCCGCGAGGCGACAAAGGAAGACCTGATACAGACCCAGGAGGAGGTAATTTTTCGGAACGCTGGCGATGTGTGCAGGGAGGACCCGTCACTGGAGGACGAACACCTTTAGGAGGCGTAAATCGGCGCTGTGAATCTTATTTGGGTGATCCTAATCAAGGCTATCCTTCAAGAGAATTATGTGAACAAGATTGCTTTGGACCTGATGATCCAGGAATAGGGACGGTACCTACAAGCCCCACCCCCCCTTCGCCTCCGATGCCCACAAAGCCGAAGACAGTTCCCACTACAGGTGGAGAAGATCCCGATCCCGATCCTACAAGACCGAGGACAGTTCCCACAACTCCTGGCCCAGGCAAGCCTACCCTGCCTGGACCCGATACTCCAGGGAAAGTGACCGTTTCTCGTTGGGTGTGTGAGGCGATTGGAACTGTAGCTTACTTAGGAGTTCAGCGCAGATGTATTCGTAGGTGGTATGTTGATGGTTTTAATCTTCCTGGGCACGAGAAGAAGAGTGAATGTGAGGCTCAGTGTGATAGTGATCTTGACCCTGGGCCAATAAGCCCTCGCCCTCCTACGCTCCCTCCCACCCCTCCCACTCCCCCTGGTACTCGACCTCTCCCAACTGGTCCTGTTACCCCTGATTCAGTAGTGAGATGGAAATGTGAGGAGGTAGGATCTGTACCTTATTTAGGAGTTCGAAGGGAATGTGTTCGTAAATCATATGCAGACACTGGAGGCCCTTACCCAGGTCAACCATCACGAAAAGCTTGTGAGAAGATATGTAGTAATGATTGGGATCCTGGGGGCAGGCCAAGAACTACTCCAGGAGGAGGACCGTTCACAGTACCTACAGATCCTACAACACCAACTTTTCCCACTTCTCCTAGGCCAACGGGACCGACTTGGGAATTAGGTGGATACGTATGTCCCTTTCCTGGAACTCAGTGTGTGTGGAGTGTGTTGGCTGAGCCTACTGATCCTACCGTATGGAGAAGCAAAGCTGCTTGTGATGGACAATGCATAGTAGCTACTGGTCCCACTACTCCAGGAGGGGGAGGAGGAGGAACACACAGTTTCGGCGGTTATGTTTGTATGAGGAATTCTCAAAACATAGCCTTAGGTTGCGCTTATGATCAAAATATACCTTCTGTAATGGCAGATGGTGCAAACTACGAAGATTGCATGAAAATATGTTTGCCTGATGCGGTATTCACACCTGGTAGTCGTACTGCACCAACTGCACCAACTTTTCCAACTTCTCCTACGCCTCCCACTACGGGAGGAGGGACTTTAACGGGGTATACTGATTGGTGGACTTGTGGGTTGCCTATTAATGAAGAATGCCAAAAGGTAACATTACCTACGGAGCAACCTCCTCCTCCTGGTAGTTATGATAAAGCAGCGGATTGCCATTTAGAATGTGTACGCGAGCCAGAGCCCCCTGGTCCAACCACTGGAGACCCAGGGCCGCCTTCTGTAGATCCTTGGTGGGCGTGCGCTTATGCGGCTGGGCTCTGGTCGTGTTTCCCTGCACCCCCGAATACGTTAGGAGCTTACCCCACTGCGAACCAATGTCGAGCGATTTGTGTTCCCGATATTCAGGGACCTCAACCTGACACTCCTCCTCCTGGAGGTGGTGGAGGTGGTGGAAGTGCTAATACTCCTAATGAGGGGTTCTGTAATTGTCGAATTAGAGGAGGACCAACCATTGAGGTATCTTTCCCTGATGATGTAGTTATTCTTGGGGAAGTTATTTCAGAATCAGGATTTCCTAAAACAATTGAAGTTGAAAAATGTTGGCAGCAGAGATGTATTTATACTGGACCAAGCTCGGATCCAGATAATGACGTTAATTCCGACTCCTGGAATGACGAAATGGGCTCTCTGGAGGATGGTCCTGACGGGTGGACAAACCCGTATGGGGAGGATAATTATACGGGGGAGGGTCAAACGAGCGTTGAGGCACCTGGGGGAGCTTGTGCGGCACAATCTGCTGCGAAGGTAGGGTGTTGCACAGGAATTCATTGCTGTGATGAAAGATGTATAAAGTGGAGATATACATTAGATGCAGATCCCCCCACAACAGGGGGCGAGGTTCCTCCATCGCCGCCGACGACAGATCCCCCTCCGTTGTATTCTTATAGGTGTGAACCCACTTTATCGGAAGACGGTGGCCTAGGAGAAGTGGGGGGAGGTCAAACCACCTATGAGTGGCAGTGTGTGCAAACGCCTGGGAACAGCGGAGAGTATAAAGGAAACACACAAGCTGCAGCTTTAGCTGCTTGCGAAGCGGGATGCAAGGTTGGGGATGTCGCTCCTGCACCTCCTCGACCAGGAGGGCCTGGAGGGCCAGGGCCAGGGGGTGGTCCTGAAGACACTGAATGTAAATGTAAGGTTAAAGGAGACTCTACTTTAGTAGCAACGGGGTCTTATATAGATGATAATGGAAATCATTGTCTTGTAACTACAAAATCCTGGAAACAAGAATGTAAGTTTATTCACAGAAAATACTTGCCTCCAGGAACGTCAGAAGAAGATAAAGAAGATTTAGAAGATGATGGCTGGACACAATACGAGCCGTGCCCAGGACAGGGTACGTGCTGGACGAATGAGAATTTTGACAGTGATTATACTGACGATGTTGAAGAATGCGAACAGGATCCTAATTGCTCGGTTGTAGACACTGATTCCGAGGGAGGTTGCGGCTACGACTGGGCCGATATCACCACTTGCTGTAAAGATACTTTCTGGAGGCCCTGCTGTCCTGACGCTAGTGCTACTACCATTAGATGTACAGGTTCTACTGGATTCGGTGGGTTTTCTCACCCTAATCAACCTGGGGGTGGTGGTGATGATGGTGGTCCAAACTCGGGAGGCCCAGGAGGCCCAGGTGCTCCTGACCATATTCCGATGAAATGGAAATGTGTTACCTGTGAGGAGCCGATTGCAGGCCAGACGAACACTGTGGAGGTCCCGTGCTGTAAAGAATTTCCTATATACGATTTTAGGGAGTGGGAGGTCAGGCACGACTCTGAGGACGAATGTAAGGAAGCCTGTGGTGTAGGAGAGGAGCATGAGGAACTGTTCGACGCCTGGTACTGTGGAATTCCTCAACTTAGCACAGAGACTGAACCGAGATGCCACGAGATCCCTGGTGGACTCCCAGAGTGGGAATTTCAGGCGGACCGTAATATGCATAAATCAGAAGCGCAATGTAAGCGGGATCCTCTTTGTAGTGGGCGCGAAGATAGAGGTGATCGTCCTGAGGCAACCCTTGAAGATACAGGAAAACTTCATTCAGGGACAATTGTTTATGGTCCAACTAATTTACCTACAATAGCAGGCGAGGGCATTCGTAATCGCCCAGGAGTTGACCCTCAATTAAATTTAAAAGACCACTTTATTAGTAGAAAGGGAACCCACAAAAGGAGAACTCTTGATTTAAATGATGCAAGCTTAGCGCAGTATGGAACTAAAAAAAGACCTACAGCAAGCACAGATAGAAATACTGCAATTACTCTTATCTCTCCTGATGTAAGTAGAACTTCTAAAGTTCAGAGTGGAAATACTAAGATCTTTAGGCGACGAATCTTTGAGCCTCTTTATGATTTATTAAAAGTAAATAATACCTATAAAGACTGGGATTCTAATTTAGGTAAGGCTGTAACCGCTAATATCTTAGAAAAAAGCTTAAACCTTCAATTTCTTCAACGACTAGGTAGGTTGAGGAGTGTGGGAGGAACTCCTATACCTCTTTCGAGTATGTTAAAGATGGTTATGGCTAGAATTTTAGACGGTACTATTGGCAAATTTGATATGTTAGCCTTTAGAAATTTAGTAAGAGAGAATAGTAAAATAAAAGCAGTCACAATTGTTCCCTCCAATGATAAAATCTTAAATGAGACAGTAGCCTTAGGTCTTATTGAGAACGCGATGATCCCCTTAGATCCTGCTAAAAATGAAGCAGGAAGGGATAGGAATATGATGGAGTTATGGAAAACTCTACCAACTGATTTGGATAAAGGGCTTCCTATTAAGATTAATAAACCCCAGACTATAATGAATCCTATCTACTGTAAAAATAAAGTTCAAACAGTGGAGGAAACTAAAGGAGATTATTGTTTCCCTATAGATGATGGAGATATAGTAAAGGTAGCAGGGAGAAATTTTGAAATCCAGGACGGTGACTATATTAACGTCCGTATTAAGGGGGCTGAAAGGAAGCTTAAGCTTTGTTCGGAAAGGGGTCACGCCTTTATTATTCCTAGAGGAGCGAAAGAACAAGCTCTTCATCTGTTAGGAGGAAATACTTATAGAACTCTGCATACGGAATCAACTAGTGCCGTAGAGTTCACCCACTCCTTGAATTTAAGTGGAGAAGATCCTAGAAATAATGCTTACATCTTAAAGCTTGTGCCTAGTGCTATTGAGAGTACTCACACTTCGTTTAAGCATGTTATTGAAAGTAGCGCAGTTTATAGTTTATTAGGAACTAGTAGCACGGACTCCTTGAGAGAGATAAATGATTGGGTCAAGCATAAAATAAATCATAAAGTTTTCTACATGAGTTACGATGATGTAATGCTAGATCATATTATCGCTACTCAGCAGTTAGTGATGAAGCAGCATGATATTATTGTGGAGGGAGCAAAAAAGGCTAAGAATATTCCTTTATTAACTAGACAAATTCCGTATTACATTATTATCTTCCCCACTAATAGGCAAAAGTTTATGTTATCGAATACTAAATCTTCAATTACTTCCTTCACAGATGACGGGGTAGTGTCACGGGAGCTAACTTACTCCCCCTCCCTAAATCCCAAGCCAGGAAAAGCGATGAGCCATGATTTTATTACCTATGATATAGCCCCCACTAAGACTAATATTTTAGGAAAGTATGATTCTCAAGCACGGGAAGTTAAAATTAACTACACCACTAATAAATTATTTAAAGAGGGTTATGAGGCTTCAGGAAAGATAGGTCCTAAAATTACAAAACAGCCTGCTCGAAAAGGGACTTCTTTACGTTTAGCGTATAATATTATAAGTGAATTAGTAACCAATTATAAGCTATACGAAGTAAGAAAGAATGTACCTGAGATTACAACCTTTGATTTATTCTCTAGAATGACACAGACTGAGTTTAATAAATTTGTATTCTTAGAAAATTCAAAATACTTAATGCCTCGAATGCGGGATGGTCTTTTAATGAATGTTCGGATTGCTAGTCCCACTAGAAATGATGGTATATCTTTTACAAAGAAAACGAAAATTAAGAGTAGAATAGAGGGGGCTCCTGCCGACATATATTTCCCTATTAAGGCTACTCTGACTGGGCAATACGTCATTCCTCCTACAACTTCGGATCCATGGTCATCTACTATGGGAGGCTTTACTAAGACAGAACAGGTGCCTAAACCTAACGCTAATGAGGCTAAAAAGGAACGAACTAAGTAACAAAAAATAAAAAAAACTCGCTTCTACCGAGGAAAATGCTAGATAAGAATAGAGATTAATTCTAATCTTATATTTATTAAGGAATAATATTATGGATCACACAAAATTAAGTGACGAACTTCGTAACCAGCTACTAGAAGCCGCTGCCTGGGGCAAGGCTGGTATTACCCCTGTTTTAAGCGAGGCAACCGAGACTGTTAAACAAGAGACTGAGGCCGCAGAGACTGAGGAAGTAGAAGAACTCCAAGAACTCCAAGAAGCCTGCCATGTTTGTCCTCTTTGCACCTCTGAGCTTGAAGAGCAGATTTCAGAAGAGTCCCTTCTTGAGCACCTTGATGTTGTCTTAGGTCTTGTTGATCGTCTCTCTCAAATCAATGAGGGCGACGAAGATATTGACGAGGTTATTGACTCAGCTTTAGCGGAGCTTCTTCTAGGTTCCGTAGAGGAAGAAGAAGAAGAGTAATGAAGGGCATTGGCGATTTTGCTGCGAGCTTAATCGAAGAAGACATTCAACAAATCAAAACTGGTAAGGCTTTGCCTCCACGACGAGATAAGAATAGTCCTAAGGTTGAAGCTAATCAGCGCGATATTAGTGAGGTAGAAGTCCCTGAAGATTTCCGAAAAGCAGTATTGTTTGGAGAATCATACAACCCTAACCCTTGGCCTTCTCAAGAGCTTGAGCAATATGAAGAACCAGAGGTAGAGCCTACAAATGCCTTAACAGGTGAGCCTTTACCTTCTGCAGGACTTCTTACAGAAAGCCAAGGTAATGAAATCATTGATTTGCTTTTAGAAGTAAAGGGACTTATTAAAGAAATGACTGGAACCTTTTCAGGAATGGGGGGTGTTAATTTCGCTGGACCCGAGGCTACTAAGCCCAAATCTAAACGAAAGAAATCACGAAAGGATGTTCTTAAAGAATCGTTACGCTCAAAAGTTCGTAGGCACTCATGAAAATAGCTGCTCTTCTTCGTAGACTAAAAGAGTACCAATCAGGGGAAGAGGTATACGAAGAGGAAGAAAAAAGCAAAGAGCAGTCGAAATCACAAAAAGGTAGAGTAAAAACTTATAATACTATACGCGATGCTTTGAGTGCTGGTAAAGTGGGTGAGATCTTTTCGACAAAAGGAGCAGCTAGAACTTATGTAATCTCAAAAGGAAAGTGGGGTAAGAAAAGTGGCAGAGGTAAAATTGCTAAAGGGTTTACGCCTGGAAGCTCTACGCCTAGTTCCGATTGGGGTAGCATTAAAAAACATGCAGCCCGAACTGAACTACGACACGGCAAAGGCTCAAAAGAATTAGCCGCAAGGCATGGAAGCAGATCCATGAAAAAAGCAAAAGGTATCGGGGGAGCCGATGGCGTCCTTGACAAAGGAGAAAAAGGAAAGTAAAATGCAACTAATACAAGACGTTTATATTATGGATAATCTTCAAATAATTGAAGAGGGTTCGGGTAAGAGTAAGATGAAAATTCGAGGAACTTTTCAGAGAGCCGAAGAAGCTAATAATAATGGGAGAATTTATCCTACTAAAGTCCTTGAAGGTCAGATCAAGAAGATGCAGCCTCTTATCGAGGAGCGTAGGTTGTGTGGGGAGTTAGATCACCCACAGAATGATACAGTTAAGCTTTCGAATGCTTCGCACTTAGTTACCAAACTCCATATGGAAGGTAATGAGGTAATCGGAGAAGCTGAAATTCTTAAAACTCCTGCTGGCTTAACTGCCCAGGCATTAGTAAATGGTGGAGTTAAGATAGGTATTTCATCTCGTGGAATGGGCACTCTTTCCGAGGATGCAAATGGATCTAAGATTGTAAACGAAGACTTTAACCTTGTAACCTTTGATCTCGTTGCTGATCCTTCCACCAGAGGAGCTTTCCCTGGTCTTTCTGAATCTAGAGAAGCGGCGTTTGCTAAAACTACTCAAGGTAAGTTGGAAAAAGAGAGCAACTTTATTACTATGCTTGAGTCTAAGATGCGGAATGCTTATCAGCCTTGGATTGAAGAGTCTAGAGAGTCTAAAAAAACTAAAGCCGCTAGAGAAAAAGCCGAAGCTAAAAAGAAAGCAGAGGCACAAGAAGCGCAAGCGGAAACTGAAGCCTTTAAGCGGACTAGTATGAAAGACCACTTCGAACTAGTTAAGGCTGATGGTCACTGGCACAGGATTGCGGAAGCTCTTGCAGTAGCTATGGGTCACGAGATTGATGAGGCTACGTCAGATTTCTTGGATTCTGAGGACACAGACACCAAAAATGTAACTGTTACTCGTAAAGAAAAGAAAGAGGGTCACGTATCCCGCGCATTACGTCAGAGATCAGAGCGTAAACACGCAGAGAAATCAGCCAAGGGTATGGCAATCGCAAAAGCTAAAGGTGAAGCCGAAGGTTCTAAGATTGCAGGTAAGGCCAGACGAGGCGAAGAATTGAAAGATGTTAAAGCCAAAGGAGCACAGGGTCGAGAGGGTATAAAGCAGGCAACTAAGACTCACGGAAAACGAGAAAAATCTAAGAGCGCAAAGGCACGGTCCACAATGGCTGGTGAAGAGCAGAGAGCTTATGATAAGACTGCGAGCCCCTTGAAGAGAGGAACTTCTCATACTACTAGAGCGATTCATGGACCAACAAGAGACGCTGTTAAGGGGCTTGTTAAGAAGACAGGTGAGGGTATCTCAAAAGGAGCCGAAGCAAGCAAGAAGATTCATAAGTGGGCTACTGACTACGGCTCGAAGCGAGCTAATAAGTAAGAAACGCCTACATTTTTAAAAAAAAAGTATAAAGTACAGATATATATTGTAGATATATATGAATCTATAGGAGATTTTATTCATGAGTAATATTAAAAAGATAGCCGACCTTCTTCCCGAAGGTCTTGATGAGTCCACAGTTGAATCAATTTTCAAGCTCGTGGACTCTACCATTAATGAGCAGGTTCAATCACAAGTACGCCTTTTAGAGTCTAAAGTAACAGCTTACCTTAGAACTAAAGTTGATGATCTTAAACAACAAGCTCTTACTGAGCTTTCGGAAGAAAGCGAAGTATTCAGAAACGCTAGACTGTTTGAATCTGTCCGTTCCCTTATGGCTTTAGAACTTTCTGAAGCCGACGAAGAGAACGCAGTTAACGATATCACTTCTCAGTACGGTGAGCTTCAGGAGGAATTTGATGTTCTTTCGGAGCAGATCAACATAGTTGTTGACGAAAATGAGAAGTTAGAGAGTACTGTTAAAGTACTCAGTGACAAAGTATCCCTTACGGAATCTCAACTTTATGAGACCGAAGAGGACAATAAGCATCTTCAGGAAGAGGTTGCTAATCTTGAAGCTTCAAAAGAGGAGGCATTTGTCTCATCTGAAAAAGCTATTGTTATTTCTAATTCAGAAAAAGAAATTAACGAAGAAAGAACTCAAAAAGATAATGAGTTCTTAACAGATGAGGTCATGAAATACATGCCTTTCTCAAATCTATAAATAAGGATTTTATAAAATGCTAGATGTAATGCATCAAACTGATGAAACGCTGGTCCAAAAGTGGGAGCCTGTCCTTGAGGGTATCGATAACGAGTATACCCGTCGAGTTACAGCACAACTTCTTGAGAACCAAGCAAAGTCTATTGTAGAGGAGAAAATGAACGAGGCAATTACCGCAGGAGCAACCACAACTGGTCAACTCGGTACTTTCCAAAAGTTCGCTTTCCCTCTTGTTCGTCGGGTCTACCCTAATCTGATTGCCAACAACCTTGTTGGTGTTCAGCCCATGCAAGGCCCAGTAAGCCAAGTTTTCTATCTTGGTAACGACCGTGTTAAGAACGGTAGCACTGTTGAAACTGTGTACAGTAAGTTCAACCTTACTTACAAAGGTCTCACCGCTTCGGCTATTGGTTCTCAAGGAAATCACGACCAGCAAACAGTCGCAGGTACTAACACCTTCGGCATCAACGGTGCCCGAGGCACAACTGGTGGCCTTGACGGTGATAACGCTGATGATGGCTTCGACGTTTCTAACGTCCTTGATACCGTTAGTGGTCTTAACGACACGGCGCTTGGTGGTGAAAGTCAGGTAGCTGGTGTTGGTGCCCCTTCTGGTACCATGGGTGGTCAGATTGCTGCCTTCCCTAACGCTAGTGCTATTTACGGTTATCAGCTTTCGGCTGGTGAGCGTTTAACTGGTACTGGTATTCCAGAGATGACCTTCCACATTGAGCAGGAAGCAGTCGTTGCAAACACTCGTAAGATGAGAGCCCTTTGGACTCTTGAGGCTTCTCAAGACCTTAAGGCTTATCACAACCTCGATCTTGAAAAAGAGCTTACTACCCTTCTTTCGAAGGAACTTGCTCTTGAGGTTGACCGTGAACTTATTGAAGACCTCCGCATGATTGCTTATGGTTATCATAAGACTCTCAACGGTGGTGCTGCTATCGGTCAAATGGATAACGACTACATCAACATGGGTGGAGTCAGCACTGCTGGATCTTCATTCGCTGGTATCCAGGACTCCGATAGTGCTGGGTTCTTCGTTCCTAAGCAGTTCACCTACGACTTTGATGGAGCCGAAGGTGCAGGAACCAACACTGAGCTTGGTGCATTTGCCCAAAAATCAAACATTTATACGATTGATTTCGGCAGAAGCCAAGGCGCGACCTTGTACCCCCGTCACGTTGGCGAGATGTACGCAAACCTTCTTGCTGTGATCAACCTTGCTTCGCAAGACATCTACAAGACAACGATGCGTGGTCCTGGTAACTGGATTCTTACTTCACCCTTAGTTGCTTCACTTCTCGAAAGTGCTTCTAAGCTTGAGGGAGGTATCCTGCCTAATGATGGTCCTACGAACATCTCTAAGAGTGCTATCGCATTCAAAGGTAAGTTCATGGGTCGCTACGATCTTTATGTTGATCCAATGTTCCCCACTGATGAGATTCTCATGGGCTACAAAGGTGATAACGCTATGGATGCTGGGTATGTTTACGCTCCATACATCCCACTTCAGCAGTTGCCCACCATCGTTGATCCCGAATCATTCCAGCCCAGGAAGGGTATCCTTACCCGCTACGGTAAGGTCACGATTGAACCATACAACAACTTCTATCGTGTTATCAGGATCATCGGTCCCACCTCTAACTTCCTCTACGAGCCATTCGCTAAGAACACTGCCTTCAACGGTACTACTGTTCCTAGCTATGTCTAAGAGCTAAGTAGGTAAAAAATAAGAGGGCCAGAGGTTTCTACTCCTCTGGCCCTCTTCTCTTCTCTATATATATTAGAGGTACTACATGCACAAGTATAGAAGTAAATGCCGTTGGAACATGTTACTACATGTGGATAATGAAATCGTTGAGATACGACCAGGAGAGGAGTTTACTTCAATCTCCTTGGTGACCTCACGCTTTTTAGAGGAATTAACGGCTCCTCCTAAGATTATAAAAAAAGGTAGACCTAAAAAGCCTAAAGTACAGTCCGTTTTTGATGAGGAATTAAATGGCAGCAGCAGCAGCACCTAAAGTAGATCCTATTTTATTAGGATTTGGAGATACCTTCGGCAAGTACGGAGGTAATAGGTTAGGTGATACTGATATTTGGTCCACCGCTATAGATAATAGTACATTAAATATAAGTAAACTAGGGGATCCTATTGAGTTCAATCCCTTCGAAGAAACAATAAGAAGCTTTATTTTGGGAAGATTAGGTCACCCTGTTATTCGTGTTGAACTCACAGACTTTCAAATTAAAACAGCTATTGATGAGGCTATCACTAATCTTGATTATCATGCTCCCTTTTGGTGTAATCAATTAGCTTCTTTTCAATGTTCAGGTGGTGTGAATGCTTATATTCTTCCTACTCACATAGCTACGAACTTAAATTATGTTGTATACAAGAAGAGTCTCCTAAGCATTCAAAATATGGCAGGAACTCTGGAGTTTGATTTCTTCATTAAGTATTTCCAAGATAATTTCTTATTCAGTAACTTTAGTGTTTCTGATTTCTATCTCATACAACAGCATCTTGAGATGGTTAGAAAGATTTTAAGCCAAGAAGGCTCTTGGGATATTATTAATGGAAACCTTTTAACCTTATATCCTACTCCTGTATTAGATACGCAAGCGGTAATCCTTTCTTTTAGGGGATTAGACTCAGCTACCATGCATCCCTACTATAAGAATTGGATTCAAAGATTTGCTTTAGCTGCAGCTAAGGGAATTCTTGGAGAAATCAGAGGTAAGTATAGAACCCTTCCTTCTCCTGGAGGAGGAGCCGTGTTGAATGGAAAAGAATTATATGAAGCAAGTCTACAAGAAAAAGATAAGCTCAAGGAAGAACTTCTTAAAGAGATAGAGGAACCACCGTGCTTTAGCACATACTAGGAATTTATTATGCCACTAAACAAGAAAGGAAAAAAGATTATGAAGAACATGAAAAAAGAGTACGGCTCTAAGCAAGGAGAGAATGTCTTCTATGCTTCTAAAAACAAAGGTACAATCAAAGGCGTAGAGTTAAAGGATGAAGATTTCCAGCAGCATGAAGAGGTTAGAGGAGCCAATAGTAACGCTATGAAGTGGTTAAAAGCTCGTATGGATAAAGCAGCAGATCGCAAAGACGAGGGCGTAGAAAAGCAGAAAAGAATTGCCTTAGACAAAGAGAAGACCGCAGTTGGAGCTAGTGCTTCTAATCAAGCTGATGACCCCAGACGATCACCCTCCTTATCTACTGACCATAACTCACCTGAGGGTAAAAAAAGAAGAAAGCATAGTGTAGTAATAAGAAGAAGTGATAGATCAAATAAGAAACACGCTGATGACGTTGCTAGAGGAAGAGAAGAAAAGAGACAACGAGATCAAGCAGCAATAGACAAAGCCAACAAAGCGGAAAAGAAAAGAAAGGATGAAATAACAATGCCAAAACAAACTAAACCTTCTAAAGGGATGAAAAGCACTTACTTGACAAGGAAGCTTAAGAGTGGAGAGTACAATAGAGCAGGTAAAGGGGGAGGTCCACGCATAAGTAGGGTTGGAATCAAGCAAAAAGAGACTGATGATAAGCGAGAGCACGGTAGCATCAGAGATCATAAGTTCTTAGCTTATAAGGACTTAGCTTATCGAATGGATGAAATTCTAGGAGCATTAGCTACTGGGGCTGTTGCGGCTGTTGGAGGGATGGCTGCTAAAAAAGTTCTAGGTAAGTCCGAAAAGAAGAAAGCAGAAGAGAAGCGTAAAGCAGAACTTGCAGCAAAGCAGAATATTACAGACGTTGACGAATCCCTTGCTAAAAAATTAATTCAGAAAGCAGACAAAACTAAACTAGGTCGAAAGGTTTTAGGTGGAACTAAAGAAGTTGCCAGAGTAGCAGGAATGGTTCCAGGGGTTGGAGCCGCAGGAGACGCTGCTGCACTAGGGATTGCGGGAACACAGAGAAGTGGTGAAAAAGACCCAGAAAGAAGAAAGGAGCTTGGTAAGGAAATGGCAGGTGATGCAGCCGCTCTAGTCCCTGGAGCAGGTTTAGGTACTAGGGGAGCACAATATGCTGCTAAAGCAGGGAAGGCTGTTAGAGGCACGAAAGCTGCTAGAAAGGGTAGTAAGTTAGGCAAGCTGAGAGGTAGAGCAGGAGCCGCAGTTAGGAAACACGGAGCTACAGCAGCCAAGGCTGGTGAAGCTGCTATTGCTCAAAAATTAAAAGATAAATCCATGGAGGACGAAACACAAATGAACTACACAAATGCATATGTTAACAAGTTAGTTGAAACAAGAAGCCCTGAAAGCCGTGCTAGGACCAGAGGCAGAAAGTTTCATGGAACTAAAGGCAGACAGGGAGAAGCTCAAAAGAGACAGAAAGCAGGTCAATCAATAAGTGCACATGGTCACGGACAAAGAGCAGCCAAAGATATTGCAAGTGCTAAGGTTTACCGAAAAGCTGCTTCCGATATTGAGTCTCATTCAAAGAAAAACCCAGGACCTGACCCCAAAAGGAGAAAGGATGTTACTGCTACAGCAACTACCGCTTTAAGGGACACCGCTTCTCGAAAAGAACAATCGGG